CATACTCCTTCGGCGTTCCAATCGGCTGTTTCTTGTTCTTACCCTTGACGCGCTCCAGCTTGGCATGCGGCACCACAGCGGCAATCCACTTTGGGTAGTTGGTGTTTGAGTCTGTTTTGAAGGTAATTGACGGTTTCAAGCAACCGACAAAGCTGGTAAGCAGCTCTTGAAACTTAGCGGCCCTTTCATCTGCGGTCCAGTCGTACAAAGATGCGCCGATTGCTGCAAGCTTCCCCTTAGCGGGCATACGGGCAATGTTGAAGCCCAATATCTGACCGGTCTTGACTCTGACCGCCATTGAGACGGATACGCATTTTGGTCTCGCGTGAATAAACGTCTCCAGCTCATCAACTTGGACAAACTCGGTCTCGATAGTTTTCAAAAGCTTGGTGTGATGCAACTTAGCAGCTTCTGACAGATAGTCAAAGTGCAGCAGCACCGTGTTGTATTGAACTTCAAGCAACTCTGCTGCACGACGCAGCGAAACTCCGCTAACTAGGAGTTCAAATAGTCGCTGGTTAATAGACCGCTTCTTTTGGTATGCCGTCGGTTTGTGAGTATTGGACGAGAACGTCTTTCCGCATGCTTTGCACTTGTAACGTGCGGTTCGCTGTCCGCTGCCCTTGGGTTTGTAGTAGCCCGTCTTTACGTACCAATCAGACCCCTTTGCGGTGTGATTTTGACAGTCAGAATTGAGGCAGAAAACCATAGTCTTAGAGCCGGATTTTTCCGATAGGCTATGAGCTTAACGTAAAAACCTCTCGAAACCCTCACCAATCAACGAAGGTTGTCAAAAATATCAACAAGATTCTACGTCAGGTAATACCACGAGCAGAAAGGAACCCATTGAGATATTCCCCTCAACCCATTGAGTACTACAGCCGCAACCTGCTCGACCTTCGGGTCGGGCCGGCCCAGTCGCCGTTCCTGCGCGACGACCCGCTGGCGTGGAACCTTGCCTGGGTGTCGCACAACTACGACGCGACGCCTCAGGCGTCGGACCCCAAGTTCACGACCCATGTGCGTGAGACGGCGCGTAACCACGAGTTGCGCAAGCACCTGAACAAACTGCCCGAGCAGTTCTACCACGCGGTGTTTGTGCTGCAGCCCAGGCTGGTGCGCAGCCTGCCAATGTTCGCCGCCTACGGCCTGCCGTGGGTGAACACCGTCCAGCAGCGCGCCCGCTGGGCCGAGCCCAACGATCCGCTGCTGGACGCCCCCATCGGCAACACCGCGCTGGCCCTGCAGCACCTCACACGCATCTTCTCCGCCCCGAGCGCCTGATGTTCCTCCAACTCCCGAAGCACAACAATGACATCGCCATACGAAGCGGTCAGGGAGCAGTTCGCGTTTCCGTTTTCACTGCGACCCTACCAATCTGACGAATTTGAAGATCTTGCCACCCATGACCGGCCCGGGTACTACTGGGAGCCAGGTACGGGCAAAACTGCCGTCTCCACCCACCACGCCCTCTGGCTGAGCCTGCAGGCCGACATCAACCACTGGATCGTGCTGATGCCGCCGATCCTGCTGCTGCAGTGGGAACGCTGGCTCAAGTCGATCTCCGACAAGACCACCGGCGTACCCCTTGACGTGGTTCGCTACCAGGGCACACCCAAGCAGCGCCGTAACATCCCGCTGGACCAGGACTTCCTGCTCATGTCCTACGGGCTGTTCAAGAACGACTTCGACACCCTGTTCTCGTTCTTCGAGCACAAGCGCGTCGGCATCATTGCCGACGAGGCCCACGCCATCAAGAACATCAAGAGCGACAACCACAAGGCAGTCAAGCTCTTCGCCGAGGGCCGCCCGCTGATCCTGCTGACGGGCACGCCCTTGACCAAGCCCGGCGACGCCTACGCCTACATCCGGCTTGTGGCGCCCGGCGTGTACCGCAACCAGCGCCACTTCGAGAAGCTCCACGTCGCCGGCTACGACGACTACGGCAACGCGCGGGAGTGGGTCAACCTTGAGCTGCTGGCCGAGAACATGAAGATCAACACCTCGCGCCTGTTCCGGCGCCAGGTGCGCAAGGACTTGCCAGCGGACCCGCCGCCGCAGATCATCCCCTACGAGCTCGACCCCGCCCACATGCGCCTCTACAAGCGCATTGCCGACGAGCGCCTGGTCGAGCTGGAGAACGGCAAGGAGATCAACGCCATTTCCGCCGGCGCCCTGCGCGCCGCGCTGCAGCAGGTCGTCTGCAACTGGGGCGAGTACGACGATGACCCCGACAAGGTCAGCGCCGTCTGGGACCTCATCAAAAACGAGCTGGACAGCCTCGGCGAGAAGAAGCTGGTGGTGGTGACCTGGTTTCGGCCGACCAGCCGGTCCATCACCAAGCACCTGGCCGCCTACAACGCCGTGGCCATCTACGGCGAGACCACGGACGCGCAGCGCCAGCGCAACATCCAGCGTTTCATCGAAGACCCCACGTGCCGGGTTTTGGGTATCCAGCCCGGGTCTGGGGGTTTCGGCGTTGACGGGCTCCAGCATGTCTGCTCTGATATGCTCATTATTGAGTGCCCAACAGCGCCCAAAGACTACGAACAGGTGGTCAAGCGCCTTGACCGGGACGGCCAGACCGAGCCTGTCAACGTGCGCATTGCTGTAGCTCAAGGAACCCTTCAGGTGGGGTTATTCAGGGACCTGCTGAGCAACGATGCACTCGTCAGCTCGGTGCAGGGGAGTTTCAAAACGCTCAAGGAGCAACTTTATGGCGGCTGATTCCGGGGATCGGGGTGGGCAATTTCTAGACGACGGCAAAAGCCTCGAAGCGCTGGTGGGGCTGATGCTCCCACGAGAGCGTGCCGAGTACAAATCCTACGGGGCCCTCAGCATCGAGGCGGCCTTCCCCAACCGCTACCTGGTGGCGTACACACTGCAGAACGGGCAGCCGGTCGACCAGACCATGTTGCGCCTGGGCGACATCACCATCGATCGCGTCAACGGCCCCGAGGTCGTGGTGGCCGAGGGAAGCAAAAAGGTTCGCATCAGCTGCGTACCTACCCGGTGGGGCAACCGGGACCTGTTTTTGCACGTGCCGCAGAACTTCACCTTGAAGTGGAGTGGCAAGCAGGTTCCGGGGAGTGGGGTACAATTCGTTCCCCATTACGCAGTGCTGATCAAAACTCGTAGCAAAGAACTACGGCAGATCGAGGGGCACACGTACTGTGCGACCCTGAATAAATTCAGGGAGCGGTTCCCGGGATTCCTGGACAAAGTCAGGTACTGAGGCCGCTTCACTGACCCGATAACAAAAAGAATAAGTGGGCAGAGATGAACAAGATCACCAACGGTGCGGCCCCCGCACCACAGTCCCCCCAGAAAGAATTTGCACGCGTCGAGCGCCCTGACCCCGCAGTCTGAGGCGCTCGAATGTCATCCTACTTCTGGTATCAGATTACCGGAGGCGAAGACCAATGGCGTGAAGCCTTGGGCGAGCACCGGGACAAAATCATTCAGGAGCAAAAGCCGGCCTTCGTGACCGTGCTGGACGCGTACAGCTCCCCCGAAGCCACTTGGGACCGGGACGAATACGCAAAAATGAAGTACAGCGGCCCGCTGTATTTCGATTGGGACGCCGAGGACATCTCGCAAACCATCCCGCAATTCCAGCTCTTCCTGCGCAACCTGCAAGAGATGGGTGTGGTGCTGGAGAGCCTGAGGCTGTACGCCACCGGCGGTCGGGGTTTCCACCTGGAAATCCCGCAGCCGGTCTTCATCCCGAAGATATCCAAGACGGGCACCACCGCCCTGCCCTACATCTACAAGGAGATGGCCTTCGCCATGGTCGTGGACACGCTGGACCTGCGTGTCTACACCGGGCGCCGTGGCCGCATGTGGCGCACGCCCGGTGTAGAGCGCAGCAACGGCAAGTTCAAGGTGCCGATCCTTGTGAGCGAGGCGTTCGCCATGACGCCCGAGCTCTACAACGAGCTGTGCTCCGCGCCGCGCCCTGAACCCATGCGCGAGCTGCCCACGCTGAACACAGCCCTCGCGGCCATGTTCCAGAAGGGCGTGGAGCGCACAGAGGGCGGGCTCAAGCGCCGCGCCAAGGCGAGCCAGGACGAGCAGTTGTTGGCCAAGTTCAAGGGCCAGTTCCCGCCCAGCGTCGAGCGGGTGATGCGCGGCGAGAACCTGGTGCCCGGGGTCGGGTTCCAGAAGGTCGCCATGCAACTGGCCATCACGGCCAACGCACTGGGCAAGACCGCCGACCAATTGGTCGAGGCCTGCGACGGGCTGGTCAAGAATCACGCCGGCGACTCCGCGCGCTACGGCTCACCCCGCAAGCGCCGTGAAGAGCTGCGCCGCATGTGGGACTACACCCACGACAACCCCTGCTACTCCTACTCCCGGGGCGGCATCCGCTCGCTGCTGGACGTGGACACCCCGACCAGCGACCTTGACGGCGTGTCGGAGTCGGTAGGCCTTGGCCACGTCCCCGACAACGACGAGGGCGAAGACGAGGCAGACGCGCTCCCGCAGGAGCTGCTTGACGAGGCGCAGGCCGCGGACGGTTCGCTGGTGGAAGGGTTGTTCATGACCCGCACTGGCATCTACCGCCGCACCGCAGAGGGCGCCCGCAAGATCAGCAACATCGGGTTCAGCAAGCCGTCCCTGTTGATGGACTCCACCGACGGGCTGCTGCTGGGCATGGAGGTGGGCGTCACGTCCGACGGTAAGTCCATGGGGCGGCGCTCTCTGAAGATGCGCGACTTCACGTCCCGCAGCGCCCTGAGCGCCATGTGCACCGCGTTCGGCGGTGTCTTCTCCGGCTCCGACACACAGGCGGGTGTCGTGCAGCTCATGCTTTCGCGCTCTGCGAAGAAAGGAAACCGTGTGATCTATACCGTCCACAAGGAAGGGCTGGACGTGGTGCAGAACCCCGCCATCATCGACCGCATTGTGAAGGACGTGCTGTGGGTGGCCACCGACGAGGTGGTGCCGCCAGACAACCGCGAGGGCGTGACCTACAAGTTCACCTCGCAGGTGGCCACCCAGGGGATGTTCGGCAGCGACATCCACCACTGCGCGGCGCTTGCTGCCTCGCCAGAGGCTGAGGAGTGGTTGCACCATCTGCTGCGCGTCAACAGCCCAGCCGTCGTTGGCAGCATGCTCGGGTGGTACGCCAGCTGCTTCCACAAGCAGTTCTACCAGGAAGCCTACGGCGAGTTCCCGCTGCTGCACCCGAATGGCCTTGCTGGCTCGGGCAAGACGCAGACCAACAGCTTATTCGTGCGCCTGTTCTACAACACCGCGCGCCCCCTGGTCTACAACTGCCTGAACACGACTGCTTTCTCCTTGAAAGCGGCCTTGGCCGGCAGTGCCAGCATCCCCCTCATCCTTGACGAGTACAAGCCGTCGGAGATGCGCAAGGACGTACTGGACCGCTACCAGACGCAGTTCCGCTTGCAGTACAACCAGCAGCAGGGCGCCAGCGGGGGTATGACCCGGGGCAGCACCGAGAACTCGTTCCGCGACGTCACGACCTACACCTTCTCCACACCCACGGTGTTCATCGCCGAGGCGCAGGAGATGCAGACGGCCATCGTGCACCGGTGCCTGCCGGTCTCGTTCACCGAGGCCAACAAGGCCGGGCGTGGCGAGCATTGGGCGGTGGCGCAGGCCGGCGTCAAGTTCATGCCGCAACTGGGCAAGCTGCTCCTGCTGGCCACGCTGGGCTCGTACGACGAGACCGGTGAGCGTGTGACCGGAGAGACGGTAGAGAGCCGGCGCGCCGCGCTGGACCCGCTGCGCGCCCAGATCCGGGCCGCCGCCCACCGGGGCGTGCACGACCGCCAGGTGCATAACCTTGCGGTGGCCGTGGCCGGCCTGGACTTCGTGGCGCAGTGCGTGGCCACGCGCTTTGGCGAGCGCTTCGCCGAAGACTTCACCATGCTGCGCAACTCGCTGCTGCTGGGCGGAACCCAAGGTTCGGATGACGAGATCAACTCGATCGCCATGAACGAGCCCGCCAAGGTGCTCAACGACATGGCGCTGATCTCCCGCACCGAGGGCCCCGACAGCGAATTCGCCATCCGCGAGGCCAAGGAATACATCGTCCGCGACGGTGTCCTGGAGCTCCTGATGCGCGAGAGCTACATCAAGTATTACGCCTGGTGCAAGCGCAAGGGCATCCAGCCCCTGTACACCAGTGCTGACACGTTCACCGCCGCAATGCAGAAGTTCCCTGCGACGGTGGACCGCCTGTCTTTCGATAGCCCGTTACGCGATGGAAACGGGAAAGCGAGAGTCTTCCGCCTCAACCTTGAAAAGTTGCAAGCGGAAGGAGTGGAGCTGTTCAAGACAAGAGCTTGAGCAGCGCTGAGAAAAGAAGCAAACCAAAGCCATTTCAAAGGAAATTACCATGGCACTCGGAAAAAAGACCACTGACACCAACGACAACAACACCGCCACCAAGGAAGCCGCAGCGCCCGCTGCAGCTCCGGCGTCGGCTCCTGCTGCGGCGCCCGCTGCTCCGGAGTCCGCTGCGGCCACCGCCACCATGGCCATCGCCAAGGCATCCGCCACGTCCCTGAGCGTGCAGGAAGCCGCAGCGCAGGCCAAGGCCTTCGAGCGCGAGGTCAAGGAGATGAAGGGCGCCAGCGACTTCAGCTACGGCAACTACATCCAGTTCAAGGGCAACAACGGCGAGATCAAGGGCGAAGACGGCGGCCAGAAGGTCAGCCTGGGCCGCTGGGCCAAGGTACGCCTGATGTCGTGGGACGATAGCTACCAGATTACGCCCGGTGAGCAGTCGCAGGCCAGCAAGAACTTCGTCGCCTACTCCAAGGACGGCAAGGTCATTGACTCGGTGATCGGCGAAGAGCAGAAGAGCTGGGTCGGCAAGCCCTGCCAGGAGTACCTGGACTACCTACGTGACGACAAGGAAGGCGAAGGCTTCGGGAAGGCGGTCATGCGGCCGTTCATCGACACGGCCTGCGCCCTGCTGGGCACGGACTCCGGTGACGGCCCCGTGGGCACGGTCATCCAGGTGACGCTGTCCAAGTCGTCCATCCCGGCCTTCTCGCGCTACCAGCAGAGCCTGAACGACACCGCCCGCGCGGTGTCCATGGGCCTGCCGGGGTTCAAGCTGCCGGAAGATCCTTTCACTTTCTTCTTCCTGCGGGAAGCGGCGGCGAAGGGTGACAACGAGTGGACCAAGCTGAAGATCGTGTCGGAACTGCCGGCCAAGATCTGATGACGACGGGGGGCTTCGGCCCTCCCGCTGCGCATATGCACTACTACATCATCGACACCGAAACCACCGACGCGGACCCGACCCGCGGGGTCGTGGAAGTTGCCATCGCCAGGATAGACGAAAACTTCAACATCTTGGCAGAGCGGCAAAGCCTCATTGACCCCGAGAAGATGATCTCCCCGTCGGCATCCGGTGTGCACGGCCTGACCAACGACGACGTCGCCAACTCCCCCACCTTGGGGGAGTTTTTTAGCGACATCGACCCTTCGTGCTACGGCGGCCTGCTGGAAGGGCCGGCCGCCTTGATCGGGCATCGGGTGAGTTTCGATACACACACCATTGGGCCCTACGTGGCCAATGGGTTCGAGGAAGTCTGCACGTTGCGGTGGGTGCGCAAGCTCTACCCGCACGCCGACGACCACAAGCTCAGCACTCTGATCTTCTCGCTGGGACTCCCGCGGTCATTGGGCGCTCACCGCGCCATGGCCGATGTCTACTCTGCCATGCACCTCGCCAAGCACATTTGCGAGCGCACCGGCATGACCTTGCCCCAACTTGTTGAAGCGTCCCGGGCTCCTATGCAGATCCTGATGATGCCCTTCGGCAAGCACAAGGGTGAGCCCTTTGACTCGGTGCCCAAGAGCTACCTCAAGTGGATGCTGCGCGAGATGAAAGACCTCGACGCAGACATGCGCTACACTATCAACCTCGCTCTCCAATAAGAAGAAAAACATGAGTGATACCCAACAGGGCGCATCTGCGCCCGTCGGCCTTACCGTCGACGAAGTTTTCTCCACCATCGGCTACTCGGGCTTTGTGAAAAGCCTGTTCAACTCCTCTGGCAGTCAGCGCGACGACTTCATCCATGCCGCCCTCGGCGTGGCCACTGAAGTGCACGAGGCGCAGATCGCCACGGACTTCACCAACCTGATTGAAGAAATCGGCGACTGCCAGTTTTACGCTGAGGCCCTGCGCCAGGTTGTCGGCGACCCCGCCGGTAACGAAGACGTGCGTATGGCACGGGCCGCGCTGGAGGCCCCCGACGCCGTGGTCGCGGCCGGCTACGCCGCAGTCGCGCGCTTCGCAGCGACCGAGCTGCTGGACATGGCCAAGCGCTGGGTGGGCTACGGGAAAGAGCCCACGGAAGGGCAGAAGCGTCTGGCCGTAGACTACGCCAACCTTGCCCTCATCCGCATCCTCCCCGATGAGTTTGCAGGGGCCGCAGCCCCCTCGCAAAAAGACGTACAGCGCGTCAACGTGGCCAAGCTGCTCAAGCGCTACAACGGCATCCACTTCTCCGCAGAGCGCGCGCTGAACCGCGACCTGCCGGCTGAACGGGCGACGCTGGAACATGCGGCTGGCTAACCCCGACGCGTCTTCCCGGGCCCTGAACCTCCTCCTGTCCCGCCTGCACAGGGCGGGCCTCCTGGAGGAGGTTCAGGAAGAGGCCCGGTGGGCTGCAGACAACCCCGAAGCGTACCACCCCGTGTCCCTGCCCGGCTACAACGTCTTCGACGCCAGCAAAGCTGGCGCCGTCTACGAGTGGGCGGTCCCCCACCTGCAGGCCGACACCGACATCCTGGCCCACCTCTACGAGTGCTTCGTGGAGGGTGTGGTGCGGGGCGAGCGCGGAGGCGAGCGCGCCCTGCTGCCCTACATGGAGCAGGGCCAGCGCGAAGCCTGGATGCGGGTCTCCGGGCGCTCCATGCGCTCCTCACAGATGTGGCAGGTCACCGCCGCCCAGTTCATCGCCATGGCCCTGCACCACACCGAGCGCCGCCCCGTCCACGACAGCGGCGGCGTCGTGCTCGACACCCTTGACTGGGTGATGGCCTTCAACACCGACTCCGTCTGGAGCAACGCACGGCAGCAGCTTGTGAAAGCGCCGGCACCGCGCTACGACTGGGACGCCTACCTGACCCAGCCCGAGCAGCGCCTGCGCAACCCCCTGGCGTGGGCGGTGCGCAACCTGCTGGACCCCTTCTACGCCTGGGCAGCCAGCGCCGTGGGCAGCTACACCGTGTCCGTGGCGCAGCAGATAGAAGGCGCCATGCAGCGCCTGGCCCGGCTGGACGAGGCCACCGAGTACCTCACGGCGGAGGAGACCTCGGAGACCCCCCTGCACGACGTGTACCAGATGCTGGTGCCCACCGTGCTGGACAACATGAAATTCCGCCGGCACCTTGGCGACGCCATCCGCTACCCCCGCATGGGCAAGAAGCCGGAGACCCGCCAACGCTGGGCCCGCGCCCTGCAGGACCTTCGTGAGGGGGTCATCTGATGCAGTCACGTCTGGGCTCACTCATCGAGCAGCTGCTCAACACCGGCTCGGGCTTCGTCCTGAGCCTTCTCACATGGGAGTTCATCGTCAAGCCGGTCTGGCACATCCAGACCAACTTCGCCGAGAACCTCACGATCACGCTCCTGTTCACCGTCATCTCGATCGCTCGGGGTTACGTTGTGCGCAGGTTCTTCAACTGGCTCCACAAGAACAACAAGAAAGAAGCCAATGAACACACCTCCGAAAGCGCCGCCTCAGCCGGTTAAGGACACCAACCCCAAGGACGCGATAGGCACCCGCAAGGCCGGGTACTCCTGCCTGCCCATTGCGGTCGTCAACGAGTGCGGCGTGGCCATGTTGGAGGGCGCCGCCAAGTACGGCCGGCACAACTACCGCGTCTCCGGTGTGCGTGCCAGCGTCTACTTCGACGCTGTGGTGGGGCGGCACCTTGCCGACTGGTGGGAGGGTGAGGACATCGACGCCGACAGCGGCCTGTCTCACATCACCAAGGCCATCGTCGGCCTCATGGTCCTGCGCGACTCCATGATCCGGGGCAACTGGGTGGACGACCGCCCGCCCAAGGTGACGAATCTGGCAGAGCGGCGGGCGTGGCTGAACGGGCTGGCCGACGGGATCCTCACCCGTCACGCCGACAAGCAGCCGGTCCACCACACGGCCCTCAACACACAGGCGGAGGAAAAGTGAGCCGCGAAGCTGGCGTCCGCGAGGCGGACATTCTGGACCAGGCCAGCACATTGGCCCAGACCCTGACCGACGCCGCCGTGTCCTGCGTACAGCAGGCCGCGCGGGCCGAGCAGGTCCAGCGTGCCGACGGCAGCTGGCCCACCACCGCCTGCGTCGAGTGTGAGGAAGGCCTGCTGCCTGGGCGCCTTGCCTTGGGCAAGGTCCGGTGCGTGCCCTGCCAGCAAGACCTTGAGCTGCAGCGCAAGCGTTGGAGGATCGGATGAAGACCAAGCATGAATCCAAGGCGCAGCGTCTGCGGGACGCCAACCGCGTCCTCATGGTCCTGCTGCGCAACCCCAAGACGCGCGGCGGGCTCGTGGCCATGGCCCAGGCCCGGGGCCTCAGCGCCTCCTACGTGTATGGCTGGCTGACCGAGCGCCAGCGCTCCGGTGTGGTCACCAAGCTCAAGTCTGGTGCCGCCCTCACCTACCAGCTCACCTCCCACGTGGTGGTCGAGGTGCCCGCTGAAGGCCTCTACCCCGCTTGGCTGGACCCCCGGGTGCTGCCCGTGTCCGTGGCCTCCAACGCCTACATCAACGGGCGCCCCGCGTCCGAGTTCCAAGAAGAAAAAGAAGACGAAGAATGAGACTCATCCTTGATGCAAATTCCATCCTCAACCCCGCCATCCTGCGCGGGGTTGACCATGATGAAGGCCGTGTGATCGTTGTCGACGGCAGAGAAGTGCAGGTCAACTCCGCCCAGTACGGCGTGGACGGCTTCTTCGAGAAGTACGTCGAGCTGCTGCGCATGTTCAAGGTGGCGCCCCGCGACACCCTCATCGTGTGGGACGGCAAGAACGCCAAGCTACGCCGCCAGGCCCTGCTGCCCCAGTACAAGGTCGGCCGTGACAAGGCGCCCGAGGTCAGCGAGGAGCTGAACAAGGCCCGCGAGCAGCTCACCCAGATGCTGCGCGACCTGGGCGCCACCATCGTCACGCAAAGCGGCATGGAAGCCGACGACGTGATCGGCTACCTGTGCAAGAACCTGCGCTACTCCCGCAACACCGTGGTCACCGGCGACGGCGACCTGTGCGTGCTGGTGGACGAGAACACCGACGTGTGGAAGTCTGGCTCCCCCACGTGGAGCGACGGCACCCTCAACAAGAACCCCTACGGCCCGTTCCCGCACAAGTTCATCACCCTGTACAAGGCCACCGTCGGCGACACCTCCGACAAGATCCCCGGCGCCAAGGGCTTCGGTGATGCCAAGTTCGTCGAGCTCGTCTCGAAGTGGGGCGTGGACGGCCTGCAGGCCCTGGAAGACCTGATCGTCAACGGCCAGCTCGACCGCCTGCGTGAAGACGTGGCGGACATGAAGTCGCTGCAGTTTCTGATCGATAACAAGGGCATGGTCACGACGTCCTGGCGCGTGGCCAGCCTGCACACCGACGACGTCAACACGGTGAGCCGCCCGCTGGAGGTCACCCCGGGCATGGTCAAGCAGTGGGACGAGCTCTCGCCGGTGCTGCGGGTGGACGACCTGCGCCGCTTCTACGGCACCAAGACCCTTGTCCACGCCGGCAACTACGAGCGGGCCTTCAGCCGCGTGAGCGACGCCCTGAAGGACTCGCCCTACGTGGCGCTGGACATTGAAACCTCAGACACCGAAGCCTCCGAAGAGTGGATCGCCGGCATCAACGCCGTGAAGGACAAGGGCAGCTTCGAGGTGGACGTGCTCGGGCATGAACTGACCGGCATGGGCCTGACCTTCGGCGACAACGGCCAGCACACGGTCTACATGACTGTGGACCACAAGGAAGAGTCCGACGTGGCCAACATCAGCGTGGACCAGTGCCGCGCGATGGTGGAGCTGATCCCCGACAACGTCACCGTCCTGGTGCAGAACCGCTCCTTCGAGTTCTCCGTGCTCTACCGCACGTGGGGCGACAAGTGGAAGGACAACGGCTGGCACGGCTTCCTGCCCAACGCGATCGACACCAAGATCGGCGCGTCGTACGTGGACGAGAACCTGCCCAAGGGCCTGAAGCAGCGCAGCAAGCTGCATCTGGGCTACGAGCAGCAGACCTACGAGGAGACCACCTCCCGCGATGGCCCGGTGGGCTCGCTCACCGGCGGTCGGGTCACCAAGACCTGGGACGCTGAGGTGAAGCCCGCTGTGTATGAGCAGGTCGAGGTCCGCACGGTGAACGACGAGACCGGCGGGGTCACGGTGAGCATGGGCAACGGAAAGCTGCTGGAGCGCGCCGTGACCGAGCCCTGGGAGCGCCGCCAGTACCGCATGAACGAGCTGACCGCGAGCGAGGTGTTCGACTACGGCGCCGACGACACGATCTGCACGTTCTCCCTGCACACCTACTACCAGCTGGTCATGGAGATCGAGCGCACGTGGCACGTGTACCTCGAGGTCGAGACCCTGCCCGAGTATCTCACCTCCCTTGCCTACGTGCAGGGCGTGAAGATCTCGCAGCAGAAGGTCCGCGAGATGGAGCAGAAGGACGAGAAGCGCTACAGCGAGGCCTGGGCCACGCTGCGCGCCTTCCTCGTCAAGAACGGGTGGGAAGGCACCAGCTGCCCCACCTTCGACACGATCGACGCCTCTGCCATCAAGACGGCCCTGGCCATCCTGGTGGACGACGACGAGGGCTTCAGCACCCGCAAGCGCAAGATCGACGCGGTGCTGCAGGACGTCGAGACCTACCTGAATGGGCGCCAGCCGCTGCTCCTGCACATCCTGCAGACCAACGACACGAAGGCCCTGAACGACTACGTGCGGGAACGCTTCACCGGCGAGCCCAAGATCAACTTCGGCTCTCCGAAGCAGATGCAGAACCTGTTCTACAACGTGATCGGGATTCAGCCGCGTCTGTTCAACAAGCTCACCGCCGCCCAGCGCGAGGACCCGGCCTACCGGGTAGCGTGGAAGAAGCTGCGCGCGCTAAAGGACGGCAAGCAGGTCGACGTCACCGACGAAGACCGCGCGCTGTGGATCAGCAAGGCCTCCACCGATGACGACGCAGTGGAGAACTCGCTGGCTCGGGACACGCACCTCGACGACGAGAAGAAGGCTGTCCTCAAGGCCTTCCAGACCATCAAGACGGTGAACACCCGCCGCAGCTTGTTCTACTCGACCTACAAGGTGTTCCCGCACTGGCGCGACGGCCTGATCCACCCCGCCTTGAACCAGTCGGAGGCGGTGACCCGGCGCTACAGCTCCAGCGCCCCCAACGCGCAGCAGATGCCCAAGCGCGGCGAGGGTGTGGAGTTCCGCCAGGTTGTCCTGCCCCACTGCAAGGACGCTGTCGTGGTCTCCATGGACTTCTCGGGGCAGGAGCTGCGCCTCATGGCGGAGCAGTCCGGCGACGAGAACCTGACCGCGTGTTACGTCGGCGAGGACCTGAAGGACGCCCACAGCTTGACGGCCGTGGCCGCTGCCATTCACATCTGGGGGCACCCCGTCGGGTACGACGAGTTCCAGCAGATGCGTGAGTCCAGCGACAAGGCGGTCAAGGCCAAGGCCAAGGCCCTGCGCGACGACGCCAAGACGGTGAACTTCGCCAGCCAGTACGACGCCATGGCGCCGAAGATCGCCTCGACGATGCGCGTCGAGGAGGAAGTGGCGCAGGCGTTCCTGGACGCGAAGGAAGTCGCCTTCCCGCGCATCACGCCGTGGAAGGAGAAGGTTCGCGCCGAGGTCGAGGCGTGCGGCTACGCCACCACCCTCATGGGTGCGCGGCGCCACCTGCAGGCAGCCTTGTCCTCCGACGACAAGTGGGAAGCCGCGAAGGCCGGCCGCCAGGGTCCGAACTTCAAGATTCAGGGCTCCGGCGGCGAGCAGACCAAGCTGGCGCTGGCCTCCATGTGGCGGCTTGGGCTGTTCTCCGGCAAGTACAACGCCCGCTTCTACTTCCCGATCCACGACGAAGTCGTGTTCTCGGTCCACCGCGACGACGCGCTGGAGGTGATGCGCCAGGCGCACGAGTGCATGGTGCAGCCCTACGGCGGCATGCGCATCCCGATCGTGTCCAGCATCTCGCTGGGCCGCAACTTCGGGGAGCAGATCGAGTGCGGCGACTTCTTCGACGCCGAGAAGATCAGCGCAGCCATCGAGGAGGCACTCGCATGAGCCAGGAACTTGCCCCCGGGCAGGTTCTTGGAAAACTCACGCTCATTGAGCGCGAGTACATCCCGAAGCTGTCGAAGTGGAAATGCCGCTGCGAATGCGGCACGGTGAAGTGGGTCCGCGAGGGCCACCTCAAGTCGGGGCACACCCGTGGATGCGGGTGCTCCAAGGGGAAGGTCCACAGCAATGCGCTGGCCGGGGCCTTCGAACGCAAACCATTCAGGCCAAAAAAGCAGAAAGACTTTTATGCCGTTCAAGAAGAGCAACAAGTTCGCTGACAGGGGGAAGGACGCCGAAAAGGCCGTCCAGAAGGTGCTGGAGGCGTGGGTCGCCGAAGACCCTGTGCACCGGGAGTTCAACCGCCTGGTGGACACGAAGGCAGCCGGCCGCACGATCAAGGCCGCGGCCGCCGACTTCGAGTACTACGCCCTGCTGAACCCCTCGTACGAGCGCTACTACGGCCTCGTCGAGGTGAAGGAAACGGAGCACGAATACCGCCTTGTCCGCGACAAGGTCCCTCAGCTGCCAGCTCTGCGCAAGCGGGCGAACGCGGGTGGGCTCTGCGCGGTGCTGGTTTACCACTCCACCCTGGGCCGCTGGCGTGTCGTGACGCCTGTGTACCTCAGCCGTACAGGAGACAAGGGTTCATGGAACCTGTCGCAGGAGCCTCTCTACGAGGCCCCCCGGGACGCCCTCGCCGCCGCCCTGCCCGCGTTCGGGTGCTGACATGCCCCAGAAGTATTGCCACTACTGTCGCCGGCACAAGCCCGCCGAAGGCTTCCGCAAGGTGCTTGTACCCGGTCGCATGGGCCACAACAACCAGTGCGCCCAGTGCCACAGCACCCGCCAGAAGCCGCGCTCTCTACTCGAGCAAGCCGCAGAAGCCGACCGCGTCGCTCGGCGTGCCGAGCTGAGCGCCACCGCCAAGCGCCACCGCGCTGAGGCCCTGCAGCCCGTCAGCGACCCGCCCCGCGGCGGCGCCTGGGCCCGTACCAACGAAGAGACCAAAGATGACCCCAACCCTCGTACTGAATGACCACCACCTCGGCGTGGAGCGCACCGGCGGCACCACGCTGGCCAGCGCCGCCGACCTGCGGGAATACGCCCTGCAGCAGCACCGCCGCCTGCTGCGCCTGGCGCCTGAAAACGGCGCCCAGCGCATCATCTTCAACGGCGACTTGGCCGACACCTACAGCATTGCGCTGAGTCAGGCGCTGGCGATCTACTCGATCACTGACGAGTTCATGACCGAGTTCCCCCACATTGACGTTGTCTGGGCTCTGGGTAACCATGACCTGAGCAAGGACAGCACCAAGCTGGGCACCGTGGCCTTCATCGGCGCACTGCTGGAGATGAAGCATGCGCGGTTCCGGCTTGTGTCGAAGCCGACGGCGCTGGACGGCGGGGTCTACGTTATCCCCCACATGCCCAACCAGGAAATCTTCGAGCATGAGCTGGGCCGGGTGCCCGACGGCACCAAGTATTTGCTGCTGCACTGTAATTTTTCGAACCCATTCGCTGGCCAGCAAGACCACTCACTCGAACTGACCCGTGAAGTCGCCAAGGGCTTCCGTGACCGCGACATCACGATGGTGCTGGGCCACGAGCACCAAGGGCGCCGCGCGCTGGGTGGGCGGGTGCTGATCGTCGGCAACCAGTTCCCCACCTCGGTGAGCGACTGCCTTGCCCACGGCGACGGGCAGGCCGACGGCAAGAAGTACGCGCTGCTCCTGAGCGACGAAGAGCCGAGCTTGATCCCGACCTGGACGCCCGACGACGAAGGCGACGGGTGGTTCGCCGAGGTCGACTGGCGTGAGCTGGACGACGTGACCGAAGACGGCCGCGGGTTCATCCGTGTCATCGGCGACGCCGGCCTGTCCGAGTCCGCCAACGTCGTCAAGGCGATTTCCAAATTCCGCCAGCGCAGCCGCTCCTTCGTCGTGACCAATGCCGTCAAGGTCGAGTCCGCCGAAGGCATGGACGGTCTGGCAGACACCGTCGAAGACATCCGCAAGGTCGACGTCATCGGCCTGCTCATGGAATTTCTCAACCCCGAAGAACAGAAGGTCATCCAAGGCCTCGTAGGAGAGAAGCAGTGACCCGGGCGAAGCGTGCAAATTTCGTTTTTACGGGGAAGGACTGCAAAAACGGGCACGCCGATCAGCCTGCGTACAGGCACCACCATGAGTGTGGATCACATAGTGCCCTTAAAGGGCCTCGGGCCCGGCAGGGTCCACCTAGTTTGCGGCCTTCACTGGGAGGGGAACCTGCGAATCCTCCCGCTGAGGGAAAACAAAACGAAGGGCTGCTGGTCGTGGCCCGATATGCCAGGAGTATGAAATGATTTCAGCCAACGTAATAGAAGATTCGGTGTCCCCCGCCGGGGCCCGTGTTGTGACTCTGGAGCTCCAGTATCACAGGTACTTTCATGGTGAGCTGCTGACCCACAGGGTGCTGTCAAGGAACTCAGCGTCTTCCCGGGCCATCCCGGTGCGCAAGATGCTGGCCCAGGTCGAGGAAAACCCCGCAGAGCCCTGCCGGTGGCCTACAAACCAGCCGGGGATGCAGGGGGGCGAGGAACTCGGGTCGAGTAAGCGGGAGGAAGCCCGCCTGGTCTGGCAGCGGGCGGCGGGGCACGCGGCTTACTTCGCCGAGGCCCTGATGAGCTTGGGGGTTCACAAGTCTATTCCGAACCGCCTGCTCGAGCCGTTCCAGTGGATGCGGACCATCGTCACTGCCACCGAGTGGGACGGCTTCTTCGCCCTGCGCGACCACAGCGCAGCATTGCCCGAGTTCCAGCTGCTGGCTAAGGCAATGCGTAAAGCCATGGATGCGTCCACGCCGAGCCTGCGCACCGGGGAACTTGACGACATCTTCGCGTGGCACCTACCCTACGTGAGCCTGCAGGAGCGCATCGACTCGCAGGCCGCCAAAGTGCCCGCCTGGGTGCTGATCGCCTGCAGCGCCGCGCGCTGTGCTCGGGTGTCCTACCTCACCCACGACGGCGAGAACCCGAGCATCCAGAAGGACCTTGACCTGTTCATGCGTCTGGTGGGGAGCGAACCCCTGCACGCGAGCCCCATCGAGCACCAGGCCACGCCACTGATCACGAACTACACCCCCAGCCGCAACTTCCGTGGGTGGCTGCAGTTCCGCGAACTTTTCGAGGATTCGCAGGCACTGCGTGACCTGTACCCGACATTGAAAGAGGCCTATGCTTAATCGCATCAAACTCACGAACTTCCAGCGCCACCGCGCGCTCGAAGTCACCCTCTCCGGCGGCTTCACGGCATTGCGAGGGGGGAACGAGCAGGGCAAGAGCACCCTGCTGCGAGCCATCGCCTACGCCCTGAGCGGCGTGAAGACCCTCAAGGACCCGCTCGAAGAGCTGGTCACCTGGGGCGAGGACGTCAAGACGCTCAAGGTCGAGCTGGACCTGGTCGTCGACCATGTCGTGTACACGGTGACGCGCTCCCCGCGCGGCGCCGAGGTGAACTACGACGGCGGCAAGGTCACCGGCCAGAACGAAGTCACCAACTTCCTGTCGCGCCTGCTGGGCATGGACGCCGCCATGGTCTCCCGCCTGCCCATCGCCAACCAGGGCGAGATCCGCGGGGCCCTGGAAGAGGGCACCAAGGCGACCACCGCCTTGATCGAGCGCCTTGCCGAGTTCGAGGTGCTGGACCAGCTGCTGGAGCGCATGTCCGAGGAGCTGACGCTTGGCTCCACCGCCAGTGCAGAGATGGCCATCAAGGCGGCCGAAGCGACGGTCGAGTCGCTCGAAGGCATCGAGAAGCCGGACACGGCGGAGATCCTGCAGCAGCTTTCCGGCGCACGGCTGGACGTGGACGCCCGCCTGCGCGCTGTGGGGGAGCTCCAGACAACGCTGGAGGCTGCCCAAGTCAGCCTGTCGTCGGCCAAGGTGGCACAGGCTGAGTGGCGCGCGGCCAACGACGCCCAGGCTGCAGCAGAGCGCCGCTACGACGCAGCCAAGGCCAAGCTGGACGGCCTGCCGGTGCTTGCCGACCCCGGCAACGTCGAGGAGCAGTGCGACGGCCTGCGCCAGCGCATCGAAGCCGCCAAGGGCGTCGAGGCGGTGCGCGCGGTCTACGCCAAGGTCGGGTGGCTGCTGACCCCCACCATAGCGATGAGTCCCCTGACAACGCTGCAGGAGGCGGAAACGCGGGTGAAGGAACTGAAGCAGTCGATTCAGGTCCTGACGGTCAAACTCGCCACCGATCGGGGCACTGTCAAGCTGCACGAGCAGGCTCTGCACCATGGCTCGTGCACGTTCTGCGGCAAAGACTTCAGCGACGTGCCCGAGGTGGCCACGCGCAACGCCGAAACCCTGGCAAAGATCGACGCCTTGAACGCCTCGATTGCCGAGGACATGGAAACCATTTCGAGCGAGCGGGCGCTCCTTGGCAGCCTCGAAAAATCCATCGCTGACAGCCAGCCCGCTATCAAAATGGTAGCTGCGCACCCTGATCTTGTGCAGATCGCCAAGGACGAGGTGCCGCTGTACCTGAAATGGGTGGGACCGAACCCAGAGGCAGAGGCCGAGAACGTGGCCGGTCTGCAGGACCAGATCCGCGCCCTGCAGCAGGCCCGCCGGGATTACGACGCCAACCAGGCGGCGCGCGCGGCGGCGCTGGCGGCGCTGAGCTCCGCTCAGCATGATCTGCAGCAGGCGGAACTCCATCTGGAAGAGGTGGGGGACCCCGGCGACCTGACGATCCAGCAGGAGCGCGTCAGCGTGGAGAAAGAGCGCCTGGGTCTGGCGCGCGGCGCGCTGGACACCGCCCGGGACACCGTGCACCAGCTGACCCGCCAGATCGACAAGGTCGAGGGCGATTACGCCGCAGCGGCGGCGCAGCTGGAGTCCGCCCGCAAGGTGCTGGACCAGCGGCGCGAGGAGTTGAAGACGCTCACGTTCAACAACGCCCTGCTGCGCAAGGTTCGCGCGGCCCGCCCTCTGATCGCCGACCGCCTGTGGAACCTGGTGCTGTCCACCGTCAGCAGCTACCTCACGGAGCTGCGCGGCGAAGAGTCTGAGGTGACCAAGGACACTGACGGCTTCAAGGTCAACGGGCACAGTGCGACGACGTTGTCGGGCAGTGCGTTGGACCTGCTGGGCCTTGCCATCCGAGTAGCGCTGGTCAAGACCTTCCTGCCGCAGGCGAACTTCCTGCTGCTGGACGAGCCGGCCGCTGCGTGCTCCGACTCGCGCACCAGCGACATGTTGGGCTTCCTGTCGAGCTGCGGGTTCCAGCAGCTCGTCCTCATCACCCATGAGGACCTGAGCGAGACCGTGGCCGACAACCTTGTGACGATCGGGGGGTGAGGTGGCAAAGACCAAGGCGCCAACGCAGGCCGAGCTGGTGGAGAGGGGCCGAGACCTTGACATCCAGGAGGGCCGGATTGCCGTGAGGCAGGCTGACATAGCCCTCCGGGAACGGGAAATATACGAGGCCCTTGACTGGGTGGAGGCGGAGATGCCCCGGGAGTTGGGGAGGCTACTGGGCATGGTGATTACAGGGCTGGGACTCCCGGGCCCCTACCCCGGGGTGTACCTGCTGCTGCGGGGCGAGACAGTAGTGTACGTAGGGAGGACCAGCAACATCACCAGGCGCCTTGGGGAGCACAGGGACAAACTGTACAGCCATGCCCTGTGCATCCGGGTAAACAGTCCGGATGCACAGGGCGAGTTAGAGGCAGCACTGGTGCACGCCCTGACGCCCGAGTACAACGAGCAGACCCCAAGGGCCCACTGGATTAACAAAGCATTCGCCGACCGCCGGCTTACCAAGCAGGAGCTGGCGGGGTAAGACATCAAAACACCCCACAGGCCTGGCCAGCCTGCGGGGTTCCATCCCGGCCAGAGGAAATAACAACAATGAAAAAGACCCTCATCACCCTTGCCGTCATCGCCGCTGCCGCCCTCGCTGGCTGCAAGCAGGACGTGTCCTTCGCCACCCTGGAGGAGGCCAAGTCCACTGCGCGCGACAACGCGCTGTTCAACGCCCAGCGCTACCGCGCCGAAAACCCGCCGGTGCGGGACTGGCAGGCCGTCTCCAACGGAGACTCCAGCCAGATGCCCGACTGCCCGCAGGGCGACGGCTGGGCCACGCTCAAGCTGTTCTCGCCGGACAGCAAGCAGTGGGTTGCGCTCAAGTGCAGCACCGTGTCGGCCGCCACAGGCTGCCTAGCTGACGCCGAGTTCAAGGCCAAGCCTTTCGCCTCGCAGGACGGCCACTGCCAGCCCACGGCCGTGGTGCCGTTCCCGATCCCGCGCATCGCCAAATGAGCACCATCAACACCCTGCTGGCGCTGGGCGTGGCCACCCTGTGCGCTGTCAGCGGGCTCATTGGCTACAAGGTTGGTGTCTTCGTCCAGAAGCACCGTCAGTGACGTTGGCGGGCCTCCGGGCCCGCCCTTTCCCCCGAGTGAAACGAGAACAAAAATGAAAAAAGAAACACTCCACGTTCCCCAACGCCTTGAAGGCGAAACCCGCGACGAATACCAGTACCGCCGCAAACTCTCCCGCGCGCACAACCGCCTGGTGCTGAAGGGCACGCTGACGAGCGCCGGAGCCAGCCATGGTGCGCGTCAGCGCCGCGCCGCTGTGAAGCTGATTGGCATCCGCCAGTTCAAGAAACAGCTCAAAGCCTACCGCCGGCACCTGAAGGCGTCCAGGTCGTCGAGCAGCACACCCGTGGGCGACGTGCAGTTCACCGCCGGAGCAGCGACATGACATTGCGGGCCAAGCGCGACTTGGCCCGCGTTGTTGAGGCCGAGGGCCTCAAGGTCGTGGGCATCACCCAAACCGGCGGCAACCACCTCAAGGTGGTGGTCGACTTCGGGCGCAGCGTGCAGCGCGCGTTCATCGCAGCGCTGACCGCCAGCGACCAGCGAGCCATCACCAACTTCCGCGGTGACGTGCGGCGGGCAATGCGTGAGGAGGGCCTGCTGAAATGAGCGTGCTCAACCTTGCGCAGGTGGCGGAGCTGCTGGACTGCTCCGAGGATACGGTGGCCGACGCCGTGAGGGCGGGCAAGTTGCCGTCCGTGCGGTACGGCCGGTCGCCGAGGGTGCCGTACGCGGCCCTGATGAAGGTGCTCGAAGAGCAGGCGCTGGCAAATTTGAAGCCTAGCCCGGAGGAAGGGCGCAGCCAGGAAGTCACGGCGGGGCACTTCCGCTTCATGGGCTCCCTCGGACGAGCCCCGATGCCGCGGCGTGCGGACTTCACCCGCACGGTCAAGGTCTCACCCCAGTCGTGACGACAGGTCCTCCCCCCGGAGAGAGGCGTATCGAAGCGCCATCCGGGTGGAGGACCACCCCATGATTCGACAGATCTCGATCTCCGAGAACGTCCACCGCCCTTTCGCATCCCGCATCTCGAACCACCGGCATGTCGCCTCGTGGCGCAGCACGTGTTCCGTGATGTCTGGGACCTGCGCGTAGTCGAACAACGTCCCGAAGCGGACGGACAGCTTCGACGTCGCCTTCTTCTCCCCTTCTTTCGTCCCGTCCCAGTACGGGAACACCAGCCCTTCTGGCAAGTCCTTCAGCTCCCTGCGCAGCGCCGGGGTCAGCGGCACCACGCGGGGCTTGGACGCACCCCGCCAGCCCTTGGAGCCGGACAGCCGCAGCACGCCCTTGGCAAGGTCCACCTGGTCGGCGCGCAGGGTGTAGGCCTCCTTCAGGCGGATACCGGTGCCCAGGATCAGCTCGAACAGCTTGATGAAGAACTTGTCGGTGCCCAGAGCGCGCTCGCGGTCGGGCCGCTTGACGCCGGCCAGCGCCTCGCGCACGCGGGCCTCTTCCTCGGGCAGCAGGCGGCGGTCCACCTCCCGGTCCTTTTTAACTTTGCCGCCCTTCTTAGCCACGGCCGCCGCCTCGGCCGCCGTGTAGACGCTGTAGCCCTTGGGCAGCAGGCGTAGCGGGTTGGTAGCCGCCGCCGTGCCCTGCTTGTGGTTGCGCCGGATCCACCAGTCGACCGCGCGCGCCAGCACGCCCACGCGCTTTCTGACGGAGCCCGGGGACAGGTTCTGCTCCACTTTCAGGCGTCGCACGTACTTCTCGGCCCACTCGTAGTCCAGCTGCCGCATGCCCAGGCGCTCCACGTCGGCGTGCACCAGGTGCAGCATGTCAAGGTCAGACGGGCTGGGCGTGGACAGCCGCTTGTAGTCGTCCACCACGCTCGTGAGCAGCGGACTGCCGTCAGGCGCCGCCGGCTCAAGCAGGTTGGCCGGCACCTCCCCGCGCTGCAGCAGCGCCATCAGCTGGTCGCGGTAGCCGCGCGCCTCTGGCTCGGACTCGAAGGTGGCAAAGTGCGGTTTGGGCAGCAGGGGGTGGATCACCCGCAGCTGAAATCGACTGCCTCGGGGTTGGATATTGGTGGCCATGCACCAGCATACACGGACTTTCTGGTCCGTTGCAACGGTAGCATGCTACTGATTCAACACCTTTTGAGGCCCAAACGAGGGCCAAACGAGGCCCCTCAGGGCTTCGGCCCCGACAACGTCAGAACCTAAGTTGTTGATTTTGTTGGGGATTTTGGAGGCGCGGGCCGGAGTCGAACCGACCTACACGGATTTGCAAAACGGATTGACGACCCACATTCCTGTTTACTTTCAATAGCTTATTGCCTAGTATGGTGACGCGCTACTTTCGGCGCTACCAAAAAGGCCTTTATGAGCAATAACAACGAGAACAGCCAGAGCCTTGTTTCCGAAAACCAGCGGAAGCACTACAACTCAGACATGACTGCCGCCCAGGCGCGGGAGGCGTTTGAGTACGACCGCACGTCAGGTGTGCTGTACCGGCGCCTAGCTGGCGGCCGGCGCCGGGAGGCGGGCACGGTGGACCGGTTCGGATACCTGCGGGTCGCGCTGAACGGGCGTGCGTACTCCGCACACCGGGTGATCTGGCTGATCACCACCGGCGAATGGCCGAAGGGTCAGATCGACCACATTGACCGGGACAAGCTGAACAACCGCTGGGAGAACCTGAGGGACGTGGCGCAGGGCGAGAACATCCGCAACGGCAGCGCACCCTACAAGTGCAACAAGACAGGTTTGCGTGGGGCCTACATGCACGCGCGCGGCGGCTACCCCTACGCGCAGATCCGGGTGCAGAACAAGACGATCAGCCTTGGCAACTACGACTCCCTGGAAGAGGCGTCAGGGGCGTACAAGATGGCGAAGAAGCTCGTGGACGCCGACGAGGCTGCAGCACTTGAACTGTTCCGCACCTGCCTGAGCCGCCAGCCGAGGAAGCGCCCCAACCTGCCGCGTCACCCTGCCCCGTCCGACGCGGGCACTACACCGCATGCACCAGCGTAATAGCGCCACCGGTGGCGAAGCGAACGTCTTCCACAGTGACGACGGTTTCTTCGCCGCCCCGGTGCACGCGCACGAGGCCGACGTCTTTGTCGCCCTCACCCAGGTTCAGCAGGCTCAGTTCGATGCGGCCGTTTTCTTTCAGCAGGTCAAGCAGGGTCACAGGCTTCTTTCACAGGTTTGATCAGGGTCTTCTGCCAGTAGCAGGCGCCCTCGAACCCCCAACGGTAATTGGGGGTGAACATCTTGTAGCCGGCGCGTATCAAGCTGTTGGCGCTGGCGGGGTTGGAGTAGGTGTCTGTCACCATGCGGCTGAAGCCCAGCTGCCGCGCGCGGCGCTCGCGCGCACGGATCAGGCGCAACTGCAAGCCCTTGCCCCGGTGGCTGCGCAGTACGCCGGCCCGGGCAAGGTAGGCGGTGCCTGGTGTGGTGCTGGCCGCCAGCAGGCCGGCGAAGGCCACGGGCGTCTCGCCGTCGAAGGCAAGCCACCACCAGCCCGTGCGGCTGGTCAGCGGCGCGTCTCCAGGCAACACCTGGCGCTGCAGGTATTCGATGGCGGCCGTCCAGACTTCCAGCTTTCCATCGACTTCTACGACCTCGATGGGCATATCAGGCTTCCAACCCGGCAGCCTTCACGAACAGGGTGTCCACCTGCTCATTCGTGAGTCCCAGCCGGGCGGACAACGCCGACACTGTCGGCGAGTTCCGCCGGAACTCCACCGCATTGGCCCAGGCCAACTTCTGAATCTTTGGGGTGTCTGCCCCTGCCATGTACGCTTCAACGGCGTCCAATAGGCCCACGGAATCCAGAGCGGCGAGCGCCTGGAACCTGGTGACCACTTCGGGCACTTCGAGCGCCTCCTGCGGCGCAGGGGGCGCGGCTAACTGTTGGCCGTCCCATAGCCAGCCTATGGCACCGCCCTGCCCCGCGTCCAGGATAGTGGCATCAGGGAACGCCACCACCGCTTCTTCTGGGGTGGCCATGATGGTATTGACTACAACGCCGTCTATGACAATGTGCTGCATGTGCGCCTCAGTACGTGATCACAATGACGCCCGGCATGCCCGCAGTGCTGTCTGTACCCGCGGTTGAAATAGCGCCTACCCCGCCGGATCCGTACCCTGAAGCGGCTGCAGCAGTGGTGGTGCCCGCCCGGAAAGAGCCGCGGCCGTACTGCGACGTGCCACCGAAGCTGTTGGTGGTTGATGTGCCTGCATACGCTGGCCCACCGGAAACCCCCAAGAGGCTGGAAGTCGTCGCCGGAGCTGAGGCGCCCACGGGCTGAATAGTCCAAGATGTGCCGCCACCGGCTCCGCCGTTGGCAACATTGACGCCAGTCATCGAGGTTGCGCCGCCGGCGTTTCCTCCGGTGTTCGCCACCGTCTGGGCAGCTCCGCCGGCGCCAACCGCGTAAGTGACGGCGGCCCCCGGGGTAAGCGAGATGGTGGATTTCACATAAGCACCCGCTGCGCCGCCCCCGCCGTTCAGGCTGACGGAGTTCGACTTGCCACCGCTGCCACCACCTCCCTGCAGCTCCACTATCCCGGTACGCACCCCGAGCGGGGTGACCCATGACGTGCCGCTGGTCAGGACGGCAAGGTGGGTGCTGCCACTGCGCTTGAAGGTGAAGAACCTTGCGCCGTCGCAGACGACCCGGACAATCATGCGGGGGACTACTGAGCCGCTGGACACCCCGTTAGTCCACATGGCTGGCGCTGATGGGTTGTCTGCATTATTCTGCGCCCAGACTGGGTCAATCTTGTCAGTGCCGCTGGCGGTCACGGCCAGAGGGTTGCTGCCGTCCACTACAAGGTCGCACCACCACCCCGACCCCAGCGTCGCCGCGCTGCCGAGGGTTACCGCCAGTGTGCTGGTTTGAACGCTCCAGTCCCCGTTGAGGTATAGGTTCAGACGGCTCTGGTCGAACATCAGCAACTTGCCGTTGTGGCTCGACCCCAGGGTCCCCGAGTTGCCGAGCCCCCACACGGGTGCCCCGTACCCCGAGCCGCCGGAGCCGGCCCCGTTGACCGTGTCTCCCGTAGGGAGCTCCTGAATCAGCCCGGAGATGACGACGAGAGGGTTGCGCGCTGCCACGGTTTACGCCAGAGTGATCGGGCGGTTGTACTGGAAGTTGACAGCTGTGGCAGACACAGCCACCCCGATGGGCTGCACGACGTTGCCGGACCCTGTCGGAGCCGCCGACGCACCCTGCCCCGCCGTGGTGGACAGGAACACGTCGCCGGGCGTCTGCCCGGCAACGCCCGTATTGGTGCCCTCGAAGTACACGGAGGCGGAGGCCCCGGAGGCGTAGGCCGACAGAACAAACCCCATCGCGTGCTTGCCCGCCACCGTGGCGTCCGCCTTGCGGGCCTTGGCGCCAGAGTTGTTCCAGATATTCACGTAGTCGCCGGCAGACAAGGCCTCCGACGTGACGATGGTGGCGGTGTCTGCGCCTACGCCGACAGGCATCATGCTCGAGTCAAGCCGCCCGGCCCCGTCCAGCTTGGGGATCTTCGAGGCGTCCCCGGAGCCGGCGGACGTCGCCGTAGCATTCAGAATGCTAGGGTCCAGCACGCCGCTGGCGTTCAGGGCGGGGATGCGGTCAGCGTCACCGGCGCCCGCAGACGTGGTCAGCGCAGCCTCTTCGGTCAGAGCCCCAGATACATTCTTGATGATTTTCTTGGTCGATGCGGTTCCCATGGAGGGTCTCCTTTACAGATAAATGGCGGGCTGGGGGTCAAGCACAACCCGGGTCGGGGATACGGCAACGCCCATCACCTTCACGAAAGCTGCGGTCAGCGGTACGGCCTGGACTAGGGCCCCGGCAAGGCCCAGGAACACCGGGGAGCCCGGCGTGAACGCCCAGCCCGAGTGGTCCACCGGCCCGGAGCGGGCGACCTCCACGGCACCGCCTGACGCTGCCGCGTTGAGGCTCACTCCGAGCACGGCCCAGGCGTGCGCGGGGGTGGCGGCGTCGGCGTAAATGAGGGTGCTGGTGCTGTCGAGCGTTACCGCCTGATGGCCGGAGACGCTGCCGCCCGCTGTGTACGTCGCGTTGGACGCGCCCGCGGGGCCCTGAATACCCTGGGCGCCCGCGGGGCCCTGCTGTGCAACGTCGACGATGGATACCGCCTGCTCGACGATGACGGCAACGGTGGCCTCACCGTCGACGACGACGGTGTTGACGACTTCGGTGACCACGACCTCGGTCATACCGTGGAGGCCTCGACGGTGAAGAGACCTGTGAGCAGCGATCCGGGTTTGCCCAGACTGTCCGTCAGGATCAGGTCGTAGTGGTACTCGCCGTGGGCAACCCCGGTGGCGTCGATACTCACCACGATGTTGCTCGGAGTACCGCCCAAGGCAATCTTGCCGTTGGCAGTGCTGAGATCCAGCGCTGCGGTAGTCTTCGGGTCCGGACGCAGGCGCACGGCCATGCGCGCGGAGTATCCCGTCAGGTTCACGAGGGCGCCGGTGGCGTCCTTGTAGGCAAGCGGCAGCGTGCGCTGCGTGTTGCGTTTGACGGTGATGTTGTGTACGCCGGGGGTCATGGTGCTGCTCCGGTGCCCGATACTTGGGCCAGCAGAGTCCGGAAGTAAATCCCCCTACAGCAGGGCAGCCTCAGCCTCGCGCCGCTTGACCAGCCCGGGCAGGCGCCGGCCACCCCCCATGACCCACTTGCGCAGTTCCGTAGCGGCGCCGGCCATGTCGCCCTGGTTGAGGCGGATGCGCAAGGTGGAGGCCTTCAGGCGGCCGAGCCCAAGGTTGTAGGCAAAGTCTGCGATAGCGCACAGCGCCGTGCCTGACAGGCGCGGGCACAGGGCCAGCGTGCCGCGCGCGAACTTCAGGGCGTCGGAGCTGAGGCGCTGGTCGGCGTAGGCCTGGCTCCACGGTTGCCCGGGAACCACGTCAGGGCCAGTGCTGCCCCAACCGCAAGTCCAGACACCAGCAGGGCACAGGTAAGGTACAAGGCGGCACCCCTCGAAGAGCCGGATGAGCCTGAACAGCTCCTCCAGGTCTTTCATTTGTTGCGCTTTCCGAGCGCGCGGTCGGCGAAGTAGAAGCCAAGGATCACGCCCACGAGCTCGCGGTCCCAGTCGCTGGTGGTGAAGCCGCTGCTCACAAGGGCCATAATCCACAGGGCCAGGGCGATCGTGGCGGCGGCCGGACGGATGCTGCCGTTCCACGCGTCCACCCAGGTGATGCCGGTGGGCTTGAAGGCTTCCTTCATGGCGTTGGCGAAGGCGTCGGCCTCCGCCCGCTGGAGGTCAGCGTCCTTCTGGACCTCGATCTGCTTGACTTCCAGCTCTTTGGCCAGGCGCAGGTTCTCCAGCGTGCGGGCGTGCGTCTGCGCGTCCAGGTCGCCCTGCAGCTTCATGCGCTCGACTTCGTGGGCGTGGTCCTGGCTCTTGTTGACCCAGGACGACACTTCCCCCCAGATCATGCGGAAGACGCTGCCGCCGAGGAAGGAGAACAGTGCGGAGAAAATCATTCACGCCACCTTTTGATGAGGGTTCCCACGGCGTAGACGGCGCAGCCGCCCAATGTGAGCCCGATGGAGTTGTAGGACGGGCGCTCCGCCACCAGCTGGAGCGCCGAGATGGGGCCGGCGAAGGCCACCAGAACCATGCCGGCGCGCTGCACCAGCGTGTCCGGGTAATGTTTGCTGAAGATGCCAAGCGCCGCGCAGCCTGCAAGGGCTGCCAGGCTCAACAGATAGCAGACCTCATTGACCGTTTGCATCTGAGTCGACCCCGATACGCTTCTTCACTGCAGACCAGAGGTCCTTGGAGACCTGCTTCGCGTCCGTAGCCTGCACGGCCTCGTACAACTTCTCGGCAAGCGCCATGCCCAGCAGGCCTACGGAGAACCCGATCAGGCCCTCGCCTTCCTGGAAGTTGAGCCAGTGCGCCAGCGGGGACGTGGCGTTGTAGCTGAGGAACGCCCCGCCAACGAACAGCATCAGGCGCTCGTACCAGGTGCCCTTCATGAACTTGAGGGAGATGAAGGACCCCATGACGGCGGCCACCAGCTTGGTGATGCTCGGGTCGGCGTTGATGACGTTGTCGGGCGGCACGGGGTGGTCCCTGAATAAGTTCAGGGAATACTCGGGGTCTGACTCCGGGAAAGTAAACCCCGGGTGTTGTCAGCCGGCAGCCGCCTGCACCAGGCCAAGCACCTCGTCATACGTGACCCCACAGCGGTAGCGCAGCAGAAGCTGGGCTGCCTGCTCCGGCGAGAGGCCCCCCAGTTTGATCTGCAGCGCGTACGCCCGTACCTCCGCGCGCAGGCGGAACGGAGCCCACAGCAGGTAGGCCAGCAGCCATGGCAGCGTCAGCACGCGGCGCTGCTCGGCGTAGTGCACGCCCTCGTGGGCCAGCAGAGGGCTGTCGTTCAGGCTGTCTTTGTGGACAAAAACGAAAGGCCAGCAGGTGAAAGCCGCGAAGCCGAATGGGCGGAACGGAAGGGAAAGGATCATGGTGCCCCCAGAATGAAGCCGGTGCTGTTGGTGCCCGAGGGCGCGGAGGATGTGACCGCCGTCCAGGTGATGCCGTCGGCGCTGTAGAAGGGGTACGCTGACATATTGCCGGGCACCGCCAGGAGCCCCCCAGGCCCCTCAGCAACCCCGAGCAGCTTTCCGTACCCGGTTCCGGACACATTCAGCCGGTTGGTCCATGTCACCCCGTCCGGGCTGGTCCAGATGGTGGCCGCCTGGCTGCCGCTGGAGCCACCCACCACAATAAAAAGACCAAGCCTTGCGGAGTAGATGACGCCCGCCGAGGGGTACGTCGCAGTGGGGAGCGCAACTGCGGTGAAGTTGCCGTAAGCAGCGGCGGCATTCGACGGCGCCGTGAGGACATACGCGGTGCTGCCGAGGTAGGTGAACACCGTCGCAACAACCTTGCCCGCCCCCACCACAAGCTGCCCGGCCGCCCCCGTGATGCTGCCCCCCACCGGGTTGTTAATCGGGGAAGACCATGTGCTGCCCCCGTCCGTGCTTTTGGTAAACCATTGGGTGCCCGCACCGGCGGCAGTAACGCCGGTGTCTCCGCCACAGGCCCACAGGGCTCCGTCCGGGCCCACGGCGAGGCTGCACATCGCCCAGGGCGAGTTGAGGCCGAGGCTTGTTACTGCGGCCCAGTTGCGGCCGTCCGGGCTTGTGGCTACCGCGTGAGTGGTTGCGTCCGACTCCCCGATGGCCACGAACTTTGAGCCAGTCCATACAACGTCATAGGGGCTGTAAGCGCTCGTCACGACAGAGGCCCAAGTCTGCCCGTTGTCGTTACTGACATGCGCATAGGGGTTGTCTACGTTATTTAGGCCACGTGACAGGTACTGCCCCGTGACCGCCACCAGCACATTGCCATTGCTGGCGATGGCCTGCGGACGCGGGGACGGAACACTGCCGGCGTAGGTCCAGTTCTTGGCGTCCGGGCTGGTGCCAAGGAAGTTGCGGAACAACGAAGGCTGCCGGGCAAGGCGTGCACCGAAGCTCATGCGGGTACTCCAACCCAGGCCCCCTCCCAGCGCGAGGCGCGCGCCGAGTAGGTCATGGTGAGCACGGTCACGCTGGACGCCGTGGTGTTGACGCCCCCAGACACTTTGGCGCCCGACGGCAGTGCCACGGTGCGCCCGCCCGTGCTGTCCTGTTCGAAGCGGATGTTGATGGTCTGGCCGCCGTTGGGGTTGCTGATCGTCATGCTGGTGACGTTGGCGGTGAGCGGCGCCGGCTCGAACACGTTGGTCGTGCTGGCGTCGAACGTCGGCGTGGCACTGAACGCCGGTGTCGCTGATGGTGTGTACGCCCCGAGCAAGAGCTTCAGCGTGCCGTTGGCCGCATTCACGAACTTTTCAGCGAGAAAGTCGTAGATTGCGGTCAAGGCAGCCTTCGCTGTGGCGTTGCTGGGTGTGCCGGATATGTCCGTGCGGGTGGGCAATGGTGCAGCCATAGTGGGTCTTTCTTCTTGTGGTTAGTAACCCTGGATCTCGGCGTCCAGCAAGCCGTTGACCGCGGTGCCCGCGGCGTTGAAAACCTTCACGAGCGGCCCGAGTGCGGCGTTCTTGTCCTCGATGCGGACGGCCACGCCGCCATTGCCGTCATTCTGCGCGGTGAGCTTCACGTTCTCGATGGCGCGGTAGGTCTTCGTGATGGGCAGGCGGGTGCCCGCCGCGCTGATGACGACGTCGTTCAGGCTCTCGGTGACGTCGGGGACGTCCAGCTTGGTGGTGGCCGTGGTGATGACGCCCCGGGTGGTGCCGCCGACCGTGGAGATACGGAAGCTGATCTGCTCGGGCCGGCCGATTTCAAGGGAGCCGGGCCATGTGGTCCAGTCCGTGGGGGTGCCGTAAAACGGGTCGGTCGATGTGCCGTAGAACGGATCGGTGCCGGTGCCGTAGAACACGGCCTGGCTGTCGCGCTGGTACTCGATGGTGTAGTTGCTCGCGGCCACCGCGTAGTCCAGCAGCAGCGTGCCAGACGCCGTGGGGGTAACGCCCCATGTGTAGGACATGTCCTTGTACGTGCTGGCGTCGTAGAAAACGGCTGTGCTATCGGTGCCGTAGAACGGCTCCGCGTCGGGGCCGTAAAAGCGGTCGGTAGCGTCGGCCGCCAACGTGCCGCCGGACACGGCGCCGTTGACGATGGTGCCCGGGAAGGTGGTGGCCTGCGGCCAGGACAAATACAGGTTGCTGACAGTGGGGATGCCCAGGTCCGTCAGAATCGTTGCCGCGTGGGCCGAGTAGTTTCCGCTGGTGTCGACGGCCTTGATGAGCAGGGTTACAGGGCCCACGGGCCGGCTCGTCATGGTGTACGGGTTGTCGGTGATGACGCCCGTGTGCAGGGGCGCAGCGCCGTCCCACCAGGTGTTGCTGCCGTAGTTGAACCGGATCTCGTAGCCGGCCAGGTCCAGGGCGGCTACACCCGTCCAGCTCAGGCGGTCGCCGTCGATCACGAAGTAGGTGACGTCGGGCGGGGCCTCCGTCTTTCCGACCACACGGTGGGTGATGATCTTCCACGGGCCGGTGGCAAGGGTGTGCGTGTACCGCGCGCGGATGAGGTACTGCTGGCCGTCCACCACGTCGGTCAGGTAGGTGGACGCGGTGTCGCCCGGCAGGCTCAGGGTCTGTGTGGGTGTGGCGGGGTTGCCGTCGTCGGGCCGGTAGTCGATTTCGAGTGTGCCGCCGTTGGTGACGTAGGGGTTGGTGCTCAGGGGCAGCACCAGCTTCACGCGCGACTGCACGGAGCCATCAGTTCCGATCTTCAGGTCGGCGGTGCCGCTGGTGGCGGTGATGAAGGCAGGCGCGGCGATCTCGAAGGGGTCTACCAGATCGGTGTTGGGCGACTGGTCGACCACTACGGCGTCGGCGGCGTCGTACGTGGCGGCCACGTCCTCCTGCAGGGTGAGCATGACCGGCGTGTTCAAGCCGAATGACCAATCCGTCACGCGGAAGGTCTTCGACGCCCAGCCGAACTCGGCGCTGGTCAGCCACACGCGGTCGCCGGGCTGCACGCCCCAAGCCTCCATGCCGGCCGGCACGGTGACGGTCAAGCCGTTGCGCATGCGCTCAGTGAACACGCGCGCGAGGTTCTGGCAGCCCTGGTTGGTGTTGGTCCAGGTGAACGTCATGTCAGACCAAAGGTCACCACCGTCCGCGGTCGAGTACGTGGCGTTGCGGTACGGGGTGAAGTCCGTCACCACGGCGGTGTTGTACGGGAGGTAGGTGCCGCGCACGCCGTTGAAGATGTCACTGCGGCTGGCGCCGACCTGCGAGATCTCGATCAGGCCTTCGATGTTGGAGCCGTCCAGGGCCAGCACCGGTGTCTGCCACGACCCGGCAAGGATGCGCCACCCCCCGGCCACGAACGCGAACCCAGCCATGGACTGCACCAGCGCCTCCAGCACCGCCTTCGGGGCGTCGTTGCTGGTGAAGGATCCGTTGCAGGTGTAGCCGTGGGTGTCGGCATCGCTGGCGGCGGACATGGCGTCCGCAGCAATGACCGACACGCGGGTGTTGGCCGACCACATTTCGGAGTTCAGGAAGTCGGCCGTGCACAGAGCAGGGTTGGTGCTGTAGGCGGTGGTGCTGGTGCGGTAGTCGTACACCTTCTTGCCACGTGTCTGGAAGCTGAACTTGGGCAAGCCGGACTGAAAGCGCTGGTTGTTCAGGTCCAGCGTGATCACCACGTAGGCGAACCCGCTGAGCAGGTGCTGGGACGTCCACTTGTCGGGCACGGCCGACATGAGGTAGGCGTCGGCGGTGTCACCGACGGTGCCCAAGTGCTTACTGACGCGCACGGTGGGGTGGCCACCCTGGATGTTGTAGACGACGGTGCCGGTGAGGCCTGCGTACTGCAAGGGCACCGTCACGGTGGTGCCGGAGACGGTGGCGCCTGGCACGGTCGCCGCGTAGTCGCCGTACTCTCCGGACTGGATAGCCTGCACGCTGACCAAGCCGATGGATGACTCGGGCAGCGTGGCGTGGCCGGAGCCGTCGAACGCCACGCTGGCGGTGCGCTGCACAGGCTCGGCGGCAAAGAACGCGCCGCCAGTGACGTAGCCGTTGCTGTCCAACGGGCCGAAGGCGTCGCCGTCGATGTAGATTTCGTCGATACCGGTGACCTCGTGAGCGGCCACCACGATCACCAGGTGGCGCAGCGCGTCGCGCGTCTTGTCGGCGCTGCCGGCGCGAAAGATGCTCGAAGGGCCGGAGTCCAGCTTGTCGCTGGTGAACATGGCCACGACGGCGCCGCCCACACGGGCTTCCCCGTAGATCGTGACGAATGGCGCCTCGGAACTCAGCACCATAGCGGTGCGGTCCTGCAGGCCGGCGTTGTAGGCGATGCGGTTGGCCTCGGCCTGCGAGGCAGCGGCGTCCGCAGCTTTGCGCTTGGCGGCGGCGTTGCCGTACATCTGGAAGCCGACCAGGCCGATAGTGGCAAGCGTCCCGAGATTCCCGGCCACCCATAGCGCGAACGTGGAGCTCGCCCCCATGTCGAACAAGGTAAAGGCCACGATCGATGCAGGATCAGCGGCCAGCGCCGAGCCCGCGCCCAGCGCGAGCAGCATGGCCACCACGATCCGCAAAATCACTGCACCCTCCAGGCTTTGGTTGCCCACTCCAGCGGCATGCAAACAAGGCCTGTGGCACTGGGCGCCACCACACTAGGCCCGATACAGGGAGCAAGGGAAGCCCGGCCCTTCTCGCCGGCGACGAGGGTGATGTCGCCGTAGCGGGCCATACCTGGCAGCACTTCCGGCCCGATGACGGAGGCCGCCGACGCCAGGCCGCCGAGCTTGCGCAGGGCGCGCGCCGCCTGCAGGGCAGTTTTGATGTCGCGGTACTCGGCCATGTGGTCGACGCCGGTGATGGCCAGCACCCAGTCGGCGGCGAACGTGCAGCAGTTGTTGCCGTTCCAGTCGAAGGGCTTTTTCAGCTGGGCGGCGACCAGTGCGTCCAGGCGCGCGTGTACGGAGCTGTGCATGTCAGGCCGCCTGGAAGTTCTTGGAGAGCCAGACCTGCTCATTGGCCAGCAGGTCGTTGACGTACTCGAACCCGCGCTCGCCGGGGTGGCGGGACTGGTGCTGGGCGTTGTTCATGCGCAGCGTGGAGCCCTTGCGGGTAGAGTCGGCGCCGCCGGGTAGGCACGTCATTTCGATGCTGCCGGTGACCTCACCACTCTGCCCGGCGTTCCGTTTGACCGACACCTGGTCCATAACGCCGAAGAAACGCAACAGGGGGTTGCCCACCGGCTGGTAGTTGTCGCCGATAGCCCACAGGTAGATGTTGACGGGTTTGCCGCGGTAGCCCTCGACGTTGCCCAGCGCCAGGGCAAGCAGCTCGGTACGGACCGGGCTCAGGGTGAGCGTGGTGCGCTTGTCGGTATTAGCCTCGCTCTCGGTGAGGTTGCCCACGGACCCCACAGTGCCCAGGCCGGTGTAGGTGTTCGCCCCGTAGGTGAGGGACAGGGGCCAGTTGGTCAGGCGCTGCGTGCCTGACGCGAAGAACATCTCGACGAGCCAGACGCCACCAATGACTTTGGTGGCGATCTGGCTGTTGACGCTGGTGCCAAGGTTCAGCATGTCAGTACCACTTCTCGACGAGGGTCAGGCTGAAACTGCCCTGGATGGCGCGCTCGTACTTCCAGCTGGCATCGGCGGACTCGAGCTGGTAGAAAGCGGTGGGCTTGTCCCACGAAACGGCGGTGCCGCTGGTGAAGGCAAGGCGCAGCGGGGGCTCGACGGTGACGGCGATGTTGCCGCTGACGTCGGCGGTGGCGGCCCCCAGCACCTTGACCAGCTGGCTGGTGCCCAGGCCCGAGGCCACGCGCAGCCAGTCACCCTGCAGCAAGGTCTTGCTGCCCTGCCCTGCGGCGCTGATGTTCAGCGTGACGGCGCCGGCGGCGTGCGCGCCGTTGAGCGTCATCGTCCCGCGCATGGTGCCCAGCGGCGCAGGCTTGCCCACGTCCCAGGCCTCAAGGCGGTTGATGCGCCCGCGCATCTGCATCTGCAGGGCTTCCCATTCGGAGGCCTGCAGCAGGTCCATCTGGTCGTCGCTGGTGAAGCTGTACGTCCACTGTGGGGGCCCAAGCGGGCGCACGGAGCCGTTGCCGGACTCCGGGTTGCTGAAGTCAAGGTCGTGCCGGCGCTGGCCGACGACCAGGCTCTTCAGCTTCAGGGTGCTGGGGAGTTGGATGACGGCCATTACCGGAGCACTCCTACTTCACGCAGCTGCTCGTACATCTGGCGCTGCGTCGCCTGCATGCTTTGCGAGATGGCGGCGGCCACCTCCGCGCGGTCGGTGCGGCTGTCGATACTGATGTTGGGCGCCAGCGTGACGTTGACGCCCCCTGAGATCTGGCCGCCAATCATGTTGGCGGTGTCGCCGGCACTGTAGACGCGGCCGGACGTGGGGAAGTTGATGAGCTCCTTGCCGTTCTCGCCGGCCATGTACCAGTTGCCGGGCAGCGTGGAGCCGCCGCTGGCGCGGAAGCCGCTCAAGACGGATCCGACGGCGGCGCCCATCGGGTCGACCGCGAATGCGCCGGCGCTGCTGAGCGCGCTGTTGACGCCGAAGCCGCGCAGCAGGCTGTCGCCCAGGCCGATGCCCACACCGGCGATCTGGCTGCTGATGGGGTTGAACAGGTTGGCAAGCGCCATGCGCAGGGGCTTCTTCAGCAGCTCCTGCTCAAGGATCTGGCCCATGCTCTTGGCGCCCTGCCCGGTGCCGTCGATGATGGCGTCCGCAATGGAGCCGCTGATGGTGTCGGCAGCCGACTTCAGCTTCGCGCTGTCGAAGTTCTTGAGGGCGGCGTCGACCGAGGTCTTGACGGTTTCTTCCCCGGAGTCCTTCAGCGCCTTCAGGTCTTTCTCGCGCGCGGCGATCGCTTCCTGCAGCTCGGCAGAGCGCCCGGGGTCCGAGAGCTTGATACCCTTGAGGCGCTCGATCTCGGCAGTGAGGTTGCGCTGCTCCTTGAGGTTGGCGGTCTCCACCTTCATGCGGGCAAGCATGCCGGCCTGGTCGCGCTCGGTCAGGCCGTTGAGCTTCGCGCGCTCGTCGGCCTGCTGTTTGATGAGCTCAAGCTCCTGTTTGTTCGCCTCGATCTGGCGCTGGGCGGCTTCTGCCGCAGTCACCGAGTGCTGCAGCAGGCGCGTCAGGGTGGCTGCGTCGTTCAGCTCCTGCGTGTTCTGCAGCTTCGTGATCTCGTTGGTGATCGCGGCAAGGCGCTCCTTCACCGCCTCCTGGCGGGCCTGAACTTCGCGGGTCGACACTTCGGTATTGGTGCCGCCCGGGCCTTTGGCCTTGTAGTTGGCCGCAGCGTTGAGCAGCTTGGCCTCATCCTTGAGCTGCTCAAGTTTGGTGTCGAGTTCCGCTTTCTCCTCGATGAGAAGGCCCTTGCGCGTGAGCAGGTGCTGGCTCTGCAGCTTGTCGCGCGCGGCCTCAAACTGGTCAAGTGTGATGACGCGCCGGTCGTACCGGGCCTTCAGCTGCGCATCTGCCAGGCGAGACGCCTCATCCTCAGCGTCGGCAAGGTTCTTGTACCGCTTGAAGATGTTGTTGATCTCGGACTGCGTGTCGCGGTACGCGGCGCGGGCGCCGTTGACGTCGTTGAGCCCAAAACTAGCTGTTCCGGAGGGCAGATCGGTCCCGACCTTGGCACCCTTGTACTGGTCCCGAAGCAGCTCCTTCATTTCGTTCTGCTTGGACCGCAGCGTCTCCACCAGCCGGGCCTGCGCCTGGTACGCGGACAGCGCAAGCTGCACGTCTACGGCAAACGGGTCCACCACAGCCCCCTTGCCCAGCGGCACGGCCTTCGGGCGCGCAAACGCCTCCTTGCTCTTGTTCTCGTACTCGACCCGAAGAGCCTCCTGCTTGCGCAGGGCTTCCTGCAGGTCGGCGTTGTTGCCGCCGTCCTCGCCCTTGGCGATCTTCTGCAGGCGGATCTGCTCGCGCAGGGTATTGTTGAACTCCTCCTGCTTGGCGATCATGTCCTCGGTGGACTTAAGCGCCCGGGCTGCGGGGCTGGGGTTCGACAGCAGGGAGTAAAGGGCCGAGAAAGCCTCCACGACACCGGTAACGACAGCCACGCCGACGAAGGCGCGGGAGACTGCCCCCATCGCGCCCCCAAGAGCCAGTAGGCCTGTGCCGGCGCCGGCCGCAGCCATACGCAAAGACACGAGGGTCACACCCAGCGCTGCAAGCTGCACCGCTGGGTTGGTGAGCACCGTGGCTAGGGTGCCGACCGCCTGCGCGAGGGCCCCGAGGAGCTGCACCGTGCTGCTGAGTGCCGTCTGAAAGCCCTTCGACTCTACAGTCTCCCGCAGCGATTGCAGAGCTGAGCGCAGGCCGCCCTCGCCCTCCTGGCCGGCCGAGGCCAGGCTGCTGGTGAAGGAGGCCTTCAGCTTGTCAAGGTCCCCTTGGACCGAGTCGGCAAGCCGTAGTTTGGCCTGCGCGGCAAACCCCTCAGCCTTGCTGAGCTGGCTCTTGACCTCCGCCAGGGCGGCGTCGTCTAGGCCCATGAGAGCGGACAGCGCCTTGGCCCCCCGCTCGTTGGCCAGCGTACTGAAGATATACGCCTGGCTACGGGGGTCGAATACCTTGATCTTCTCCCGCAGGGTTGGGATGAACTTCCCAAAGAAGTCGTCCATCGTTCCCTTGATCGGGTCGAACAGGTTGATACCCAGCTGCTGAGCCACCCGCTTCGCGTCACCCTTCGGCGAGGCAAGCTCGGTCAGCAGGTTGCGCCAAGCCGTACCTGCCGCAGACCCGGTGATGTTCCGCTTCGCCAGCGCCACCAGGGCGGTGGCCGTGTCTTCAATGCTGACCCGGAATTCGCCGGCCACCGTGGAGGCCTGTTTCATCGACTCCGCAATTTGCGAGACGCTGGTGTTCGACACTGCGCCGGCTTTGGCAAAGATGTCGCCCACCCGGCCCAGCTCATTCAGGCTCAAGTTGAACGCGTAGACGGCGCCGGTCATGGCCTGGGCCGCGTCAGCGAACCCGAGCTCACCCACCGTGGCGGTGGTCAGGATTGCCGGCAGCGCCGACAGGGCCTCATTCGTGGACAGGCCGCTCTGCGCGAGCATGCGCAGGCCTTTGGCAGCTTCCACCGGGGCCACGCCGGCTTGGGACGCGATGCCGTTGAGGCGCTGGAAAGTGTCGTCGAAAGACTTCCCCACATCCCCAGACAGAGCCTGCACGAACTTGAGCTGGTACTCAATGTCCTTGAACGCGGCGAACGACTGACGGACCGCGCTGGCCGCGAAGAACGTCGTTGTCAGCGGGATGATCGCCCCGTAGGTCAGGAACAGCTGGTCAGCTGCGGCTGCTACCCCCCGCAGGGCCGAGTGAACCTCCCGCGAGCGGCTGGAAAGCAAGCCGCTCGCCCCGGCCAGCGAGTTGGTCCTTTCCTCAAGGGCCCCGTAAACCTTGCCGAGGCTAGCTCCCTCCGACACGCTAAAGGGTCCGACAGGTGACGCGGAGGCCACGGCGACCTGCCGCCGGATCAGGGCGGTACTGGCTGCCGTCTTCTGGGCCTCCTGCTCCGCGAGGGTTTTCTCCCACCAAGCGGGGCCAGCCGGTAGGTAGCCGGGCACCGTGGCGGCCTTGACCGCCTGAGCCGTGTTTTTCTCGAGCTTGACAATCGATTTCTGATAGGCCGCGTCGAGCTTTGCCTGGGCGGCCTGCTGCTCTGCGATTACCTTGTCCCACCAAGCGGGGCCAGCCGGTAGGTAGCCGGGCACCGTGGCGGCCTTGATCGCCGCAGCGGATGCCTTTGCCAGCTTGTCCAGCTCCGGGTCCGCCGCGCCGGCCGAGATCAGGCGGGCACGCGTGTTCAGAAGCTCCGGGCCGGCGCCAAGCCCGCTGGCCCCGATGGAGGCCTTGATGCCGCCCGGGAGCACTACTCCGGGCACCGTCAGGCGGATCTTGGCAATCTCCCCTTGCAGCTGGTCGGAAAACGCCTTGCCGGTGGCCTTGCCTGTGCGGGCAGCCTCCTCTGCTGCGGCAGCCCCCGCCTTGCGGACAGTGGCCTGGACCTTGTTGATCTCCTGCTGCGACGTGGTCAGCGAGGTCTGGATGGCTGTGTTGAGGGCCCCGACCTCTTGCTTGAGGCGGTCGGCCGGCGCCGTGGCGAACTTCTGGATGGCGCCCTGCAGCTCCACCAGCGAGGAGATGATCATCTCCGCCGCTTTGGTGAACTGCTCCCCGCTCAGGTTAAGATTGAGGTTTTCCACAGGCCGCTATTTCTTCTTGTTGTTCTCTGCCCAGTGCGCCAGGTAGGCGCGGTCCATCCGACGGATCAAGCGGAGATACTTGGCCCGCGCGTCTGGAGAAGCAACCCCCACCCCCACGCAGTACAGAACGATCTCTGAGGTGGGGATTGGGTTGGGGGCAACGGCCCCCATGCAGCGGCCGTCGTCAAGCTCGTTGTAGGCGTTGAGGTACTCCTCGTCCTCGGGCTTCGCGCGCGGCGCGCTGGCAAGGATGTGGCGGAACCTCTCGCCGGCCGCCCCGCCCTTGGCTGCAGCAGCCCTCAGGGATGCCAAGTGGGGGCCCCACTTGGCCCCCCACTGGACTATCCCTGCGAGACGTTTCCCTGGGCTTCCTCTTCCTTGACCAGGAAGTTTTCGTAGTTGTCGGCCAGCGCGGAGATGCGCAGGCGGAACTCCTTCAGGCCCAGGGCGGCGCGAGCGGCGGTGTAGCTGTAGTCCCAGGGCTTGCCGGCGCGCATCACGCCCTTCCAGCCCAGCAGGATGGTGTTGGCCATGACGTCGGCAAAGATCTCGTTGGCACGGGCCTCGGCCGCTGCGCCGCCGGCGTCAAGCGTGAGCTTGTTGGCCTCAAACGCGGCCTTCACGGCGGCGTTGTACTTGTGGTTGCCGGCACGTGCGACCAGAAACTCGGCGTCGCCCAGGGGCAGCCAGCGGCCTTCGACCTCGGCCTTTTCGTCGGTCGCGTAGGTTGCAAAAATGTCCATGTTGTTTTTCTTCTAGTGGGTTGGAAAACGCCCGCTCGCGGCGGGCATCGCATCAGGCGGGTCTTGGCCCGCCAGATTCATTACGACGAGACGCCGCGCGTGATGCGGATACCGCGGCCGGTCGTCGGGTTGTAGAAGGCCTGGAACGGCAGGGCAAGGATCACGTCCTCGTTGCGCTTGCCGCCGTTCAGGGCGCCGTCTTTGAAGGTGACCTTGTCGAAGTCGACCAGGTAGCCGTTGCCTAGGCCGTCGGCGACGCCGATGGACAAGCTGGTGTTGGTGCCCTTGAGCCACTTGTTGTAGTAGGTGGCGTCCTGGAAGTAGACCTCCATGGTGCCGGTGAGCATGAGTTCACCCACGCCCACGCCGGCGTTGCCGAACACGCCCACCGCCTTCTGGCCGCGCAGGTTGTTGGACACGTTCAGCTTGACCGACTTGATGAAGCTGGTGCTGGCAAGCAGGCTGGAGCCGTTCTCGTAGATGGAGCCGACGTCGGTGACCGCGTTCATCGGGTCCAGCGTCTGGCTGGCCACCGGGGTGCCGGGCAGCAGGGTCACGCCCTGCGCGCTGTGGCCGGCGCCCAGGAAGTCGAAGCTGCCGGTGATGAGGGAGCCGACGTCGATCGCCAGGTCCATCGAGTTCACACGCAAGCCGGTGTAGGTGAGGAACTGCACCACGTCGGTGTAGGCCAGCTCCATGGCGAAGGACTTGACCGTGCTGCCGTTCTGGATGACGGACTGGCTGATGGCGTAGCCGGCGGTGCTGGAGATCAGGCCAGGGGCGGCGATCGGGGTGCTGGCGTCCAGGGTGATGACGGTGGTGGTCACCGGCGTGGAGGCGTGCACCTTGAACCACGTGTCAGCGAAATAGTCCTTGACGGCCTGGCTCGCGCCAGCCGGTGGGATGACCTTGAACCAGCTGCCCGCGGTCAGGTTGGTGAAGGCCGAGGTGGTCGTGGGGGCCACAGCCGCCGTGATGGTGCTGGACGTGGTGGACATGGCGAACGTGGTGCCCACGCCCGAGGTGCCATAGTGGGCGAACGACTGGCCCAGCAAGCCCTCGAAGAAGGGGTCGTACTCCTTGCCGGACAGCTCGAAGTTGAAGCCGCCGGTGATGTTCTGGTCCACGCGGACCAAGCCGGTCGACAGGCGGTCGGGGCGCACTTCCTGCGACTCCACCGTGGGAATGGCCGCCTTCAGCGTCGGGTCGGTCATGCGCAGGTTCACAGCGTTGCCAGCGCCGGGAATCACACCGTAGGTGGCTTCCGGGATGTAGCGTAGCTGCTCGAACGAGCTGGAGGCATTGGTGGGCATTGAGAATCTCCGTTAGATTTGCCGAGAGTTCAGAGCAGACTCAGCAAATGGGTCGGAGAAAGTCAACCCCGGGGTGTCAGACCTCGTCTAGGTTGAAGGGCACGAGCAAGCCGGCCTTGCGCCAGCCGAGTGCCTCAGTCGGCGTGGCACGCTGCGGGAAGCCCAGGGTGGCGCCGCCGATGCGGCGGTGCTTGAACAGACGCTTCAGGCTCTCAAGCACGGCTTCGCGTTGGGCGGTGCCCTCGCCCGGGCGGTAATAGACCATCAGGCTCACCGCACCGGTGTAGCGCCCGCCGGCCGTGATGCCCACCGACGTGGACTGGGACCCGAACCAGCGGAACGTGGCGTCCAGCCAGATGGGGCCAATACTGTCCTGCGCCGGCGCCGGCCCGTCCTCGAAGACGACGGGCAGGGCCGGAAAGTTGGTGGCCTGCCAGTCGACGAGGTTGGCGTTGATGGCGGCCTGGAATTGGGTGGGGGTCATGTGCCGGGCAGCAGAGCGTCGAAGCTCTTGTAGAAGGCGCGCAGGTTGCGCGGGTTGGCGGACTGCTGCGCCTGAATGAACAGGATGCTCTCGTCCGCCGTCTCATACGGCTTGTTCTGCCAGCGCAGCTTTTTGTCCCAGTAGTCGTCGGACTGCAGGCTCAGTATGTAGTTGGTACTGGACTTGCCATGGTCGTCGTCACCTTCGACCATGTTGGTGATCCAGACCCGGTGGTTCTTGCTGTTGATCTCGCGGATGCGCGGCAGGTTGCGAGCCTTGGCGTACTCGATCCACTTGGCGTCTCCGCGCTGGTGGGCCGAGCCCCAGATGTCCACCTTGTCGCCCACGTTCGGGTCCCAGTCGAGGTCCGGGCCGCCTACCGACAGATTCCAGTTGGCCACGGCCTTGCCACTCCACTGCGGGGTTTCTCCGAGGATGCGGCAGAACACCCCCCACACGAACTGGCGGTACTCAGGCATGGTGTGCGCCCAATCTTTCGTGCGGCGCACCACGGCGTTGTATCCCGTGAAGAACCGACCCAGGTCGGCGCTGGAGACGTTCACAGCAGCCTCGCGTGGATGACGTTGGCGCCGCCGAGCGAGTCGACGTCCAGCACCTGCCAGGTGACGCCGTCAAACAGGACGTTGTCGGCCGTGCTGACAGGCACCGACGGGCCGACCACGAGGCTGGTGTCGCCTTCCTGGTACTTGGTGTCAGACTGTGAGCTGTACAGGTACAGGCTCTGCCAGCGCACGCGCAGGCAAGGTGTGTCCACCGAGGCGGCGCTGGTGAAGCTGCCGGCCACTGGGTCGTACGTGCGGCGCGTGATGGAGGCTATGGCCGGCACGGTCTGGTCAAGCTCCAGGCACTCCGCAGCGCGGAAGCCCGACGGCAGGTCGCGCACGGCCATGGTGAGGAACGCGGCGCCGGCGTACCACAGCACGTCGTACACGCGCACGTCGGTGCCCAGAGGCAGGAACACGCTGAATATCTGCGGCACCTTGGACGAGGTGGCAAGTTCGTGGCTGTCTTTGAGCCACTCCGGGTCCGCCCACTTGGTCTGGCCGACCGCCCCGGACACGAAGTCTGGCAAGCGGTTGACCGTCAGCTTGACGCCGGCGCGCTGCAGCACGTACTTGTCGCGGTGGGCCTGGTCAAGGCCGTCGGTCTCTTTGGCGCCGACCAGCCACGTGAGGTCGAACATGCGGACGGCGCGCGTGGCCGGCATGGCTGTGCCCGGGCGCACCGACAGGATGCGGCGGTACGCGGCGCCCGAGTCGCGTTTGCTGTCGTCGTAGTCGTCCAGCTGCCCCTTGAACAGGGGCGTGCTGCCGTCCGCCTCGTACACTGGCGTGCGGTCGAAGTAGCTGGCGGCGTCGACCAGGCGCATCAGGCCCCCGTGACAGGGTCAGTGACGCGCTGCGCGCGGGCGAACCCGGTGATCGGCACCGTAGCCTTGGTGGCGGTGATGGTGGTGCCGTAGGCGTCCAGGGACGCCCGCAGGTCGGTCTTGGCGGCGTTGTACGCGGCGTCGATGCCCGACAGCACTGCGGTGAATGGCTCACCCGAGAAGCGGGACAGGGTGGCCTTGCCGTCCCCGATGTCCTTGGGCGCCATCATGGGCAGCGGCACGCCCGCCTGGCGGGCTACGGCGTACACGCAGAACAGGTGCGTCGCCGACAGAAGGTCTTCTTCTGCCGACGTACGCGATGCCTCGTCCTTGTCGTTGATGGAGGAAAAAGCCGCAGGCAAGGACGACGAGATCTTCGTCAGCTCCCGGATCAGTCCGATCTCGTAGACCGGCAGGCTCAGGACTGCGTCGCTCAGCTCAAGGTCGTTCACGCCCAGGGCGGCCCGAACCTCGTCAAACTCGCAGTAATTCGTCAGTGCCATGCGGAAGGTCCCCCACTAGGATCAGAGGTCTTGAACGACGAGCTTGCCCGCGTCCACTTGTGCCTGCACGAACGCGTCGATTTCGTGAAGTTTCTGCTCGGTCGTGAAGTGCACGTTGGTGAAGAGGTGGACAAGCCGGCCGGTCTTCGTGCTCACCAGGCCCTTTTTGGGGGCGGCCGGCGCGAGAGGCGTTGACGCGGGTGGCGCCGGTGGGTTGAGGGTCAGGGTGGGTTTGTTGCTCATGGTGGGGGCCCTAGAAAAATGGGGCGGCCCGCAGTTCTGCAGACTCGCCCCTGGCAGGTGCCGGCGTTGATTACGGGATCAGCGTCAGCACGTCGAACGCGTCGTCGAACAGGCGGTACAGCAGCTCACCGCGGTCGAAGCGCATGGCGGTGGAGCGCTTGAGCACAAACTGCTCGACGGCGCTGTACTGGGCGGTCAGTGAGTTGACGCGGTGGATGGCGTAACGCGAATCCAGGCCCATGATCGTGTTGGCCGGCCAGTTGGGGTCGTTCGACAAGAAGATCTTGACGTTCTCGGTCCAGGTCGGGTTGATGATCTGCATCAGGGTATCGATGCGCGAGCTGGTCGGGTTGTCCGTGGTCACCACAGGCTTGCCGGAGCGGTTCTCGATCGCCAGCGCCGTGGCCAAGTCGGTCACGATATGGGTGATCACGCGCTTGTTGGCACGCTGGGGGTTGCCGATCCAGCTCATCCAGGCCTTCTGGGTCAGCGCGCCGGCAGCAACGATCGTGCTGTCGTAGGACGAAGCCTTGGTCACCTTGCCCGACAGGGTGCTCAGGGCCACCATGCCAAGGTCCGCGTCACCATTGAGCAGCGACAGGATGTAGTTGTTGGCGCGCTCGTTGCCTTCCACAGCCGCTTGGCGAGCCACAGCCAGACCCACCAGGTCGATGGTCGTGGAGCGCAGGGCCTGCTCGGAAATCTCCATGCCGATCGCCCAGCTCGGGATGCGCATGCCCTTGTCGGACGCGGTGATGGTCATCATCACGTCGGGCACGGCCAGCTGGCTCACGGGCTTGGCGCGGGCACCTTCTACCAAGGTGTAGTCGATCACCGGGCGCTCCCAGCGGTCACCCTGGATGCTGTCGGTGACAGCGATCATGGAGTTCAGCGCGTTGGGGTTGGTGGCGTAGTCCACCTGCAGCTTGCTCTCGATCACTTCCAGGAAGACGGCCGGGAACAGGATACGGGAGGCGGGGATGCCGTCCTTGGTGATGGCAGACGCGGCGTCCTTGCTCGGGTTCAGGACGGTGTCCATGGACGAGGGGCGCAGGCCCAGGTCCTTGTCGGCCTTCACGAAGATGCCGCACTGCTCCAGAAACTGGGCGTAAGCGCTGCCGTACTTGGTGTCGTTGGTGGGGTACACCGTGGCCAGATGCTGGCGCAGGCTGACACCGGAAGCTGAGGCGTCACGGTACATTTCGATCGTCAGGTCAGCAGCCTGCGGGTTGCCCTGAGCGTCGATATAAACGAGAGGTTTGGTCACGGAAAGCTCCTTTTGTTCTTGTTGTTCTGGGAGCCCGTGCTTACACGGCCTCGATGACTGCGGTGTCGCCAGGTGCGCCGGTGCCGCCGTTCAGGATGGACACGACGCGCCAGCCGAACTGGGCAACCTTGGCCTGGTCGATCATCTTGGCGATCGCGGCGTTGACCGTGGCCACCAGGTTGTCGGCGGCGGTCACCGCAGCGCCGGGCTGGTTGGTGGCCTTGCACACCTTGGGGTTGGCACCGCTGAGCGACGTGCCGCGCGCCACCACCGTGCCGCACACCACGTAGTCGCCGACAGCGACGGTGCCGACGCCGGGCGTGGCCTGCAGGCCATCAAGGGTGACAGCGATGCGGGCGCCGTCGTCGTGGGGCATCACAGAGCCGAGGTTGAAACCGTCGGCGGGAGCGATGTCGTTGGCCACGTAGACCTGGCCTTCGATGGGGTCGCCGGCGGCGCACAGGCCGTAGCGGCTGTCGCCCACCATCTTGACGAGCTTGTTGTTCTCGGTCTTGTCGAACTGATTGGCCGAGCCGGTGCCGTCCGCAAGGCGGGCGGTGATGTTCTCGTCGGTGTTGAGGGAGATCCCCATCTGAAATTTGGCCATGACTGACTACTCCTTGTTTTGGTTACGCGCTCGTGGCAGCCAGGCGGCGCGCACGGTTGGGGTCTTCTTGCACCGGGGTCTTCTTGTCCTCGGTATCGGCGGCAGCCGTGGATGCCACGCCGCCGGCCTTGAATTTGGCCTTGAAGTCAGCCATCAAGCGGCCGTGCTCGGCAAGCAGGGTCATGTCGGGCACGCCGGCAAAGCTGGATGCGCTCTGGCCGAGGGCCACGCGTAGGCTGGCTACCGAGCCTTCCACGATCTCGCGCATGCTGGTGTGGGAGGCAGTCATCAACTCCGACGCAGCCTTCAGGTCGCGGATCTCGATGCTGGCCTGGACGCCCTTGGCCTGCTCAGCGGCCAGTTGGCCCTGCAGGTAGGTGACCAGCTCGTTGGCGGCCGGGGCAGCGGGTGCTGCAGCTGCGGGCTTGTCTTCGGCGACAGGTGCGGGCGTTGCAGCTGCGGGTTCGCCAGCAGGCGCGCCTTCAGCAGTAGCGCCAGGTGCGGCGCCTTCAGCGACCGTTCCTGCAGTGCCGGCGAGGGCCAGTGCAGCGATCTGTTGTTCGGTGAGTGCGGTCTTCACAGGTTGTCCTTTTGTAAGGTTGGCACCATACTTGGGTGGCTCTTTCTGCTTGTCAATCCCACCCTGTACTTTGCTGATGAGCGTGTCGAAGGAGGAGACCTTCTGGGCAAGGCCGATGTCGACTGCCGCCTGGCCGATGAACACACGGCCCTGGCCCATCTTGGTGTCCACCGCCTGGTAGGTTTGGCCCAATGAATCCGCCACGTGCTGCGTGAACATGCCGGCAAGCGTGTCAACCTGGTTCTGAATTTCCGCAGTGGCCGTGGCGCTCAAGGGCTCGTACGGATTGCCCAGCGCCTTGTACTTGCCCGAGCGAATGACCGTGGGCGTGACTCCCAGGTCCTGCAGCATCTTGGACTGCTCCATGTGCACGGTGAGCACACCGATGGAGCCCGCCTCTGCCACGCGCCCGAGCGTGACGTCGCGCGCGCTGACGCCAAGCCAGTAGGCCGCGGACATCATCCCGCCGTCAGAGAATGCGTGGATGGGTTTGACCTTGCTGTCGATGGCCGAAATCAAGTCCGCCGTGTCCGACACACCGGCCACTGCACCGCCACCCGAGTTGATGTCGAGCACGATCGCGCCGATGTCCGCGTTGTTTGCGGCATACACCAGCGCTGCGCGGATCTCTTGGTACCCACTCATCCCGTAGTACTTGAGGTACGGGCTGTCGGAGTTGGTCAGGCTGCCGGCGATGCGGATGACTCCGACGTTGCCCACCTGGCTGAACAGGCGCGGCACGTCCTCTTCACCGGGGACGGAGGCTGCGCCCTGCCCGCCGGTGACGATGCCGCCACCCGTCTTGATCAGCTCCTTGACCGAAATCAGGTAGCTGGCCAGGGACTCTTCCGTCCCCGCCCAGTAGCGAATGTCGAGAAATTCTGCGAAGTTCATTTGACCCTCTGGATGGGAGCGCCCTTGGGCTGCTCTGGTGTGTTGGTCTTCTGGTCCTGCGGGCCGCCGTTGCCCTGCGAGGTATTGCTGTAGGGCTGGGCGTTGGGCGCCGCGGGCTTGTTCAGCAGGAACATGGTTCCGCTCAGCTTCGGCGCGCCCGCCGGGGGCAAGCGCCCTGTCATCTGGATGGACGCTTCCTCGTCGCTGATGAAGCCGTAGGACAGCTGCTCCAGGATGCGTGACTGCTTCATCGAGCGGAAAGCCTCGAGTTCGGCGTCCGGCCGCAAGTCGATGCGGTCGAACTCGAAGTCGACGTAGACGTCGTAGCCCATGAGGCGCACGCCCAAGGTGAAGGCGCGCGAGAACATCGAGTTGATCTTGTTCTGCACGCCCTCGCAGTAGCGCAGGAACAGCATGGTCTCGGTGGACGCGATGTTCTGGCTGCCGGCCCCGTGGCCAAGCACCGCCGGGGGCGCCTTGGTGCCCGTGGCCACCTTGGCGTTGATGAAGCTCTGAAGGGTGTCGTATTCCTTATTGAGGGTGACATTGCCGTTATTGAGGTAGTCCACCTCAATGGCTGAGATATGCACAAGCGCGTCACTTGGCTCGAGGTTGTTGACCGTGTCCTGGATACCTGCCACGAACGTCTCGTAATGAGCGCGAGCCGCGTCCTGGTCAACCTGTACCTCCATGGGCACGGTCGCACGGTACTTCTCGTAGTCGATCTTGACGTCAAGGCGCGGGTGCAGCGCACGCTTGATGACGCGCCGTACGTCGTTGGTGAACTCCGCGTCCGAGATGACCGCCTGCAGGGCCGCCTCCATGGGGGAGTCTGAGTAGGCCGTCAGCAGGTCCTGGTCGAGCACCTCCACGAAGAACGTGGGAATGTCCAGGTTGATGTCTTGCCCGTTGATCCGCTGCACTGGGTACGTGTAGCCGGTGCCGTCGTCGAAATAGAAAATCTGCGTGGTCGAGATGGGCGCAAACCGGTTGGGCATGCGCGCCTTGTCAAGCACAAGCTCCATGGCGCACGCACCGTACAGGCGAAGCTCTTTGACCAAAACTTCCGCCGCCGAGTGCAGTGAGCTCATTCCACTGAAGCCGTCGGTGTAATCCGTCATGCGGTTGAACCGCGCGATCAGCTGCTGCAGCGCCGCTGTCGCCTCCGGGTTGGCCGTGCCATCCTGGTTGCGCGCCACTGCGGTGAAGTTGCGCGTGACCACCAGGCGCACATACGCCCAGACGGACGCGCTCAGGTCGGGGCTGACGGCCGCGAGGTCGTGAATCGTCGACTTGGTCGAGATCCCGTTGCGCAGCGTGGTGATGTCCAGGTTGGCCGTACGCCGGTCGGTCGCCGCCAGGCGCTGGTCTCCCGTGGTGGTGGCCGTGCGCTTGCTGTACGACGGCTGCGTCTGCATCCCGCCCTTGACCTTCGGGTCCACAATGGGTGCAAGGGCGCTGCCCGCCGATTTCTCGGGCGAGCCAGAAAACATGCTCAGCAGGGCCTTGAAAGGGTTCTTCATCCGGCCAGACTCGGGTCGTGGCTGGAGAAAAGTCAACCCCGGTGCCTGACCGTGAACTTGCTGATGGCAGGCAGGCCGACCATGAAGGCGCCTACCGTGAGACCCCGCATCTGGTTGGCCACCCAGGCGTACGCCACAGCGTGCCAATAGTGGTCATGGCCCTTGGCCGACTTCTGCCACATGGAGGTGAACTCGCCGTTGCGGAGCGTTGCGCTCGCGCGCTTCATGTCGCAGGCGTGCGCCTTGAGGATGTCCCAGTCGGCCGTCTTGCGGAGCTGCAGGCTGCCCCCGCGCAGGTCTGCGAGCAGGCGGTCGAACAGCTGGTTGCGGGCAATGCTCACCTGGCGCACGCCGGCCAGCGCGTTGTTCACATCCGCGTCGCGCTGGTGCACGGTGTACACGTCCATGCCCTGGCGCGTGACGTAGGTGGCCCCGTACAGGTTGGCGTCCACGTCCGACATGGACAGGATCAGGTCCGTGTAGGGCTGCAGGTCCGACACCTTGATGGACGCCCGGTACTCCTGCGCGAGCTGGGCGTAGCGCTCCCGGAACCTGGCCAGCGGCACCCGCTCCATATGCACCACCACCATGCCGCCCGTGGGCGTCATGCCGGCCACGATGAAGTGGCAGGTGAGGCCCAAGTCGATGCCGATGACGTGAGACGTGAACGGGGACTTTTCCAGTGTCAGGGCAGCCCGGTCTATGTCCTCTGGTTGCACACCGCTTTCCGCGTCCGACGCGGTCTCACCCAAGTGGAAGTTCTTGAACTGCGAAAGGCGCTGATACTTCGTAGACACCGCAACCAGGCTGGGCGTCGAAATGAAGGTAGGCGCATCAAACGGCGTAAGTTTGTAGCCCGCTGCAATGTACGCCTTGTTGGGGTTGCTGATGACCCACTCCCGGTGCGCGGGCAGCAGGCTTGGCACCTTGTCGCAGTGCGGGCAACGCAGCGCCGCCTCCTGGTAGCGGATACGCGTGAGGGTCTCCTTCGTGATGTCCCGCAATTCCCCGGTGTACCCAGGGATCTTCACGTGGTCCCAGTAGTTCGGGAAGAACACGTGGTTGCAGTGCTCGCAACGCACCATGTTGTAGTGCTGCCGGGACTCCTGAAACGCCGCATCGATCGGCCCCCCTTCCGTCGTAGGGGTCGACAACTTGATGCCCCACCTGTACGGGCTGTGAGTCATCCGCGACCCCAGCATTTCAAGGATGTTGGGGTCTGAGAAATCCACTTCGTCGTTGATGACGCAGTCCGCCGGGTAGCCAATGGCGCTGTTGCCCACGGCCGCGCCGCGCACGTAGAGGAAGTTGTTTGGGCCAAGCTGCTTGGCCTCAGAGCTGTCGAGCTCGCCCCTCACCGCTTCCCGCAGCACCGGGGACCCATTGATGATCGGATCCAGCCGCGTCTTTGTGTACAGGCTGGCCATCGTTGCAGTGGGCAGCGTGTAAATGAGACTGAAGTTGGGGATCATGTTCACAAGTCCCAGGGCTATCCTCAGGCTCAGCTCACTCAGTCCAATTTGGCTGGGCTTGACAATGACAATTTCTTGTGATACGTCGGATAAAATCCGCTCTTGGTACTCGTGCCCCTTGGTGCTGAACGGCTTGCCGTTCAGGTAGGTGTTCTTGCAGACGAACTCAAGCAGGTCCGCGCGGGTCGTGCGGTTCAGCAGGGTCGTACGCAGACGCCCCAGGTGCTGGGTCAGTGCGTTGTCCACTCGGCCTCCCTGAAGACGTGCTTCTCGGGGATGCCCCACATCTCGTGGAGGACGAAGTCGGGAATCTTGTTGAGCTTGGCCTGATTGAGGCGAGCAGGCACCACGCGTAGGTTGGCGGGGTCGTTTTGCACGATCTTCTCCGATACACAACCCTGGTCGGACGTCTCACGATCGTTGATCGCGTTGGCAGACGCCGGAATAAGCGCAGACGTCCGACCGGGGTTGATTCCGTATACCCTGCCAAGGGCTGGGACCATACTCAGCAAACTCATGAAGGTTGTCAACGCGAGAGGGCGGTCTCGTACGCGTTCATGAACTCCGCCACCGTCTCCTGGGGCAGGGTCTGCAGCACGTCGATCAGCACGCGCTCCACCTTTTTCAGGCGTTCGGTGGTGTACAGGTCCTGCTGCATCTTCACGATCTGGCCGATCACAGAGCTGACAGAGTTGAGCACCTGGGCTTGTTGGTTGGCGGGCACCTCGTCGCTTTGCAGCACCTCGTTCTGCAGCTGCTGGGCGGCGGCAAGCTGGAGGACAAGCTCGCTCTCTATGTCGAGATCTTTCAGCGCCCTGGCCGGCAGCAGAGCGTCCACCCGCGCGCGCAGGCTCAGGAGGTCGGCCACGGCCATCCCTTCGAGGACGATGTTCTCGGCGGTGGGCGTGGGGCGGTTCGACCCCAGGGCGCGGCGGGGCAGTTCTGAGGGGATTGAGGGCGGGGTTGCGGGTGGGACGAGGCTCATGGCCTCTGGGAAACTCAGCCTGGCGGGGGCTAAAAGTCAACCCGGGTAGGTCAGGTGTTCGGGCAGGTCCCAGAAGAGGTGGGCAAGTTCGGCGGGAATTTTGTTCGACTTCGAGAGGTTCTCGTCTTCGGGGATGACACGGAGATTGGCGGGCGTATGCAAGCCTGCCACAAGCGGGTGGGTTACAGGCACGTAATGGTCGACCACGTGTTTGCGCCCCGTCTCCTTGGTCAAGCGCTTGGCCTCCCGGTAGATGGCCCAGATCTCGGGCCAGGTGCACCACGGGGTCTTGTTGCGCCGGCCGGGCGCGGCCCGGGAGTTCACCTTGGCGCGGCCCTCGTCGGTCGACACCAGCTTGCGGTAGTGCCGGCGGGAGATTTCCCTGCGCCGCTCGGGGTGGCGGGCCTTGTACCGCTTGGCTGCGCGGTTCCAGCCCCTCTTGATGGCCTCGGGGTCGGCCTTCAAGCGCAGCTCGTACCGTCGCTTGCGCCTAGCACTCTCACAGGCCTTGCATTCCGTGCGGATCCGCTGGCCACTGACCCTGAATTGGGTCATCGGCCGGGCAGCGCCGCAGCCGCGGCACACCCGTGTTGGCTCTCCCATCGAGACAGACGGCCGATTGGTGCGGCTCTAGTTGTTCTGCCCCGAATACTCGGCTTTTCAGCCGTTTTGGTCAATATCCACGGAAGTTTTGCGCTTTTTGGGTCAATTTCACTGATTTTCGCTCGAATTTTGGGCTTTTTTGGCCTCTTCGGAGCGAATTTTGAGGGCAAGGAGCTCCTCTTCCAGGGCGCGCAGGCGGTCTTCAAGGGCCTGTTGGGCGGGGTCCTGGCGCTTGGGCTTCTCGCGGGCCTTGGCGTAGTCGGGGTAGGCGACCATCGTGTACCGGCGCCACTTGGAGGCCTCGCTCCCGAACCGCCGGGCAGCCTCGTTGTAGCTCAGGGACTCCGCCACGATGGCCTGCAACTCCGGCATTTGACGCAGTTTTACGGGGTCCAGCGGTACCAGATCGGAGCGCATCGACCTCAGCCGGCCGTCAGCCTTGGCCTTTTCGTAGTCGGGGTGGAGCCGCACAGCTCGGGATAGGGTCGCCGGGGGTATCCCCGTGTCCTTGCTGGCTTGGTACGAAGACTTGGCGCCGGATATGACTTGCTCTACGGCGGCTTTCAGAATGTCTTTTTTCATGGCAGTAGTATAGCACGACTAAAAAGTTTTGAAAAATTTCCGCCGCTAAAAAGGGAGCTGGGACGGGCCTCGGCCATCCCGCGCCATAAAAACCCTATACGTCATGGAGTTATATCCCTATGGTTTACTTGGTTATTATAGCTGTGGCACACTATCGCTCATGTTACTGATCCTCATCCTCCACACTGCGAGCGCCCTGGGCGCGCGCATACTGTGCACCATTTTGGTGCATGGCAGTAACATGGGCAATCATTAGGAAAATTTCACCATGCAAAATCTGATCACTACCAACGCACCTGCTGAACATGCCGCTATCACGTGGGCAAACAAAGCAGGTAAAACCCTCATTGCCCATAGCCATACGGCGCAAGCCTTCGCGCCCAAAGCAGCCCGCATGGCCGGTGCCATGAGCGCAGATCTTCGAGCCCTGACTAATGGGCAATTCCGCCCATTTCTGGCTGATGTGCGCGCAAGCCTGACAAAAGGAGATATCAAAGCCTTGACGGCTTTCGGTTACTTCATTCCCGATAACCAAAGCCCCGATAAGGCCACTACCATGGCCATGCTCCAGCACGTTGGCCAATTGTGGACAACAGCCAAGGGCAAGCGTCTCGCACTGGGGCGGACCATTGCCCAATGGTTGGCCTATGAGTCCGCCCGCGCGGAGCGGAAGTCCACCAGCACGGAGCTGGAGTCCACCAGCACGGAGCTGGAGTCCGCCCACGCGGAGCTGGAGTCCACCAGCGCGGAGCGGAAGTCCACCAGCACGGAGCTGGAGTCCGCCCACGCGGAGCTGGAGTCCGCCCACGCGGAGCTGGAGTCCACCAGCGCGGAGCGGAAGTCCACCAGCACGGAGCTGACCCTCGAAACTGTTTAACCCTCTGCAGCATCCGCACAAAAGCGGATGCCACCAGATAGAGCATCCACCGTGCTCTATCTAGTGGCATCGCCCACTAACCCGACGCGCAACCCCTAGCGGGTTGCACGGACTGGCCTAGGTTCTTTCCGCTTTCACTTGCAACCCACGGGTTCGCAAGTAAGGCGGAGCTTTGCCTGGTCAATTGCCGCAGTCGGCTTAGCCCATTTTCATCGTGGCAACCCGTGACGGGTTCGCCGGGTAAGGTGTGCGCCGTCCCATAAAAACCCGACAACGACAACTACTGTGGGCCCGCCATGGGCTACCCGTTGTCGCATCCCTCTAATTTCGCCTGAACCAATGTCCGACCGCAAAGCCCGGCCCCGACAACGTCAGCGAACCCCATGCTACGCCTGAACAACGCAGATTGACAGGTCAGTGGCGTGGACAAGTTCGTTGACGGGGAACGATCAGCTCAGCAGCGCGCGATAGCATTGCCCCATAAACGCGGGAGCCGGGGGTCCCCTGAAAGACGGGAAACCTACGGGAGACAACCCGTAGCAGCGCCCTCGCTCGAAAGAAACAAGGGTGGCGTGTCTAGTATCCAACGCCGTGCGCCGTAAACGTAAGTCCTAGGCTTGAACCCTGGGCCAACCTGCGGCGCCCGTGTGAACCGGCCATGACCGGGATAGGTACACCCGTTGAGGATAGGCGGCGTCAAAAGCTGTAGACAAAAACCGGCCGGCAACCGTAATTACCAACGCCCTCGCATAGGGCGCGTTCTATGCAATCCCGGCACGGCCGGCCTGTCTGCGGAGCTTTCCGCAGAGGTTTAAAACCTGAGCACCCCGACAACGTCAACGACCAGCGGTCGTGCAGAAATGCTCTGACGTTGTCGGGGGTGCAATAACGGGGGCTCTGATGGTCAGAGCCCCAGTCATTGCAGGAGGAACCATGGTTCTGATGCCCGACTTTTCCGACGGACCGTTTCCATGAGTTGTATGTTGCAACCGATTTGATTCGAATTCCAGCATGAAAGCCCTACTGGCAACCCGCATCGTTACTGACGACGATGTCAGTGACCTGGCCGACCTGGTAGGCGTTGGCGGGGTCGTTGTCACCTCGCTGCGCTCCTACGGCCCGGGGCAAGCGAGCCAAGCCCTAGCGGACCTGGTCCGCGACTGTGGCCACGTTCGAATCGGGCTTATCGCGGTCGCCGAGTCCGGCGACCACGAAAGACTGCGCCGACTCTACGCTCGATTCGGTTTCGAATCGGTGTACGAGTGGGTGCCTTCCCTAATGGTCAGACCAGCTGACCTGTAACCCGCCCACCTTGGGGCATCCCTTTGGAGTCCAACATGAAGCATGCGCTTTACATGCCCATCCCCGATTCGCGTCTGGCTGAGCCGCTGGGTGTAGTCGATATCGCCCCTGTGCTGGAGCCGTATCACCGGGCGTTCCGCACCGCGCTGCACGCCGAAGTTTCGCGGACCATCGACAAAACGCCCGACCGCGGCAACTACTGGTTCAGCGACCTGAGCCACGCCTTTATCGGGGGCTGAACCATGTACCAAGTCTACAGGGCAACACCCGTCAACGACGGGTACGGCGAACCTTGCGGCGGTCTGGTTCTGACTCGGTATGGCCGCGAATACAAGAGCCTGTTGCGGGCGACCGACGCAGCCGACCGCTGCCGGGGAATTGTGCGCGGGCCGCAAGGCCGCCAGGTCTACGACGCCAGTCCTTACGTAGCCTCGATTCCGTCCGATGACGGGCGCACTTCCAAATCGAATTGGATGCGGACCTATGCGTAAACGTAAAACCCCGAGCGGCGTCGTAGTTCGAGTACCCGCCGGCACCATGCGCAAACCCCTGGTCCGTGCCGTTGTCGGGGGCACTGGGCGCCGCAGTCAAGGCGGTAACCCTCCTGTGCCCTACCGGGCGGCAAACCCGTGGGACGGGGCCTGTGGGATCAAGCGCCATTTCGAGGCGGTGGGCTGACGCCCCGACAACGTCACTGCCACTGCCACTGGCAGGGGCCCCGACAACGTCATTGCCCACTGCTCGTTGATGTTGCTATCGAAACGATAGCTGAAAACGCAGCAATTACGGGCGCTTTGACGTTGTCGGGGCCTGGGGCTGGCCGCTTGCGTCAGCTCTCTTTGGAGTCCAACGTGCCCAGTGTGCCCGGACATTGACGTTGTCGGGGCCTGGGTCAAGGCCTGTCCGCTTGCGTCAGACATCTTTGGAGTCCAACTTTTCATAATGTGGAATGTTGACATTTGCTCTGCATTTGACGTTGTCGGGGACAACGGGCCCAGGTCTGGCACCGCTATTCCGTTGATGAATAGCGCCCCGCCGCGTTTCCAAACCAATTCCGCTATCGTTTTGATAGCTAAACGGGCAAGCTGTGCAAGGCTTTGTGCCCATTTTCGGAGTTCAATCATGCTCAAGCCCTACATCTTCACCAGCTTCCTCGGTGTACAAGCTGCTGTCTGCCTGGTGGCGGCGGTATTTGGCACCGAGCAAGAAGCTCGACTGCTTGGCGAAGTGGCCGGCCTGAGCCTCGTCGGCGCCGTTGTCATGGGCTTCCTGGAGAAGATTGGTACTTAGGCCCTACTCAAGCTGGCACGATTCTTGCCGAAACGGTGTTTTGCTATCATTTTTAAAGTGAGTGAGCACTATTTATGACGATTGTAAAGCAAGAATCTTGCTCAAAAAAGTAGTACCCCTTGGAAATTTGTAGTACTCGACCCTTTTTAGTCAAGTGCCAAATTTCTGTTGCCTGACAAGTGCTTGAAGATTTAGAGGGTTCAAAAATGAAGACTGTTTTTTTTTTAATGATTCAGGTATTTTTTCAAAAGTGATTTCATAATGTGAAATGACTTTTGAAAGAAAAGGGCACTTACCTCGTTTCCCCTGTAAAACGTAGGTCTAGGGGTGCCCAATTCTGTAAGTGCTTGTCCCGCAAGGCTTTTATGCACTTTCGAGCTTGCCCCGACAACGTCAACGGCACCGCCCCGACAACGTCTACACTCCCGTTCCCGGCTCACTTGAGCCACTTCCGCAGCGCTTTGCTGCACCTTGCCCACCACTTTGGAGTCCAACATGACCATTCACGAGGGTGACCTCATCGTCACCAAGAAAAACCGCAAGTACGCCGCCGGGCTGACTGAAGTCCGGGGGACCCTGGATATGGTGGTCTCGGCGAGCATGCCCAACCTCGTCAAAGTCGGCGGCGACCTTTTCATCTTCAATAAGTTCGACGCCCCTCTGCTCACCGAGGTAGGCGCCCGCTGCGTTATCCAGGCAAAGGCGAACCTGCCAAGCCTCGCCAAGGTGGGGGGCTCCCTGGTGCTCAACCCCCGAGCGGAGGTGCCCAAGCTCACCCACGCCTTCGGCGTGGCCGGCACCCTCATTGCCCGTGAATACTACGGGCTGTGGATGTCGAACGCGGGGCGGTTCTACGCGGGGCGCCGGGTCGCCATGACGAAGGGCGCGGCGCTTGAGCACTGGGGCTGCCTGGGGCGCCCGGACGATCGCGCCTGCCTCTTCACCCTCGCGATCGCCCTCTGCACGCAGAAGTAACCCCGGGGCACCTTGCCCCACAACTTTGGAGTCCAACATGGAATCACCCTTGCACGGTGTGCTCGTCTCTGTGCGCGCCCCGACAACGTCAACGCCGGTGGAGACCACCGCGCACTTCTCAATCCTTGAGCTCTTCAACTCCGCCGCACAGATCAAGCCCCGGCGCGTCGTCGAACTCGAATTCCGCATGGCCAATGGGAACATCGTCGAGCTCGATCTGGAACTGGGGCAGCCTGGCCAGAACGGCAGGACGCCCGTCCGCGCCCACCTCGAAGTCATCGACCCCGACCTGCGCGAGCTGCGCGGCGAGTACGCCCCATTTGCCGCCATCGTCCCGAGCCTGTACCGCCGCTACGGCATCACCGCCAAGGCCCTGATCGCCGAGCTGTCGATCAAGCACGCCGGCGACTTCCTCCTGCCCGTGCTGGAGGCGTTCGCCTCGGGCTACGACAGCACGATCAAGAAGTTGGCCAGCGAGTGGGATGACGACGCGATGGACTGTGGCGCGGAAGGCGGTGTGAAGTGAGCGCGTATCCGCCAGTGGAGTGGTTCAGCGGGTGGACGGAATTCGGGTTCGCGGACCCTGACACCCTACGGACGGGGTCGATGGAGGAGGTGCGGCCGTACCTGGAAGGGCTCCACCTTCACCCAGGCGAACTGGCGCCGGTGCTCACCCTTGTGGTGCTGAACCTTCTGGGGTGTGTGGGTAGCCTCGAAGATGAGCTTTCCGATGCCTGCCGCGTCATCGCCAGGCTCGACGAAGAGCTGTGCGAGCTGAAGGCGCGCGCCGCCAGGCTTGGCGGCGTGGAGCCCTGACATGGCCGAGGCGAAAACCATCGAGCAATTCCGCAAGACCTACAACCTGTAAGGAGACTTGACATGTTCTACGAAATCCAGCGCATCTGCGCCTTCCTGACCGGTTTCGCTGAATTCCGCAGCGACTACACGCGGGCCTATTTCGATTACGGCTTGATCGAGGCCTACGACTTGGGGCGCGAATTCGCGCACTTCATCACGCTTGGCATGTTCGAGGGGTACTGAGCCGTGAGCACAGCACAAGTTCACGCAGATCGCATCAACGGCGCAGCGAGTTTGACCGAGCAGATGGCCAGGGTCATCGGGGCCTCGTTCTACGCCAAGGCAGTGGAGTACGAAGACCTGAACGACACGCTGGGTCAGACGGCGGAGTGTCTGACCCGCATGGAGTTCGCGGACGGCTCCACGCTTGTCAGGCACGGGGACACCCACACGTGGGGCGCTTGCCATGACAAGCTGAGTACAGCCTGAACACCTGCAGTAAGAAACCTTAAAAGTCCTTAATTCCGTTTAAGAGTCGCCAATTTGTAATATCTTCGTGTGAAGATTCGCCTCGCTGGTGACACACCGGCATTTGGCCCACCTTGGGCCGCAACCTTGGAGTCCAACTTTATGAGCAGCAAACTGCAATTGCGCGAAGGCGCGACCTACCTTTCCCGCGACGGTGACCAAGTGCAGGTCAAGCCGCACACGTCGAGTGACTCGCGCTCTGGAGACCACACGTGGGCGGGGGGCAGGTACACCTATGACGACCACGGTGTCTGTCACGGGGACACCGGCCCGCTGAACGGCCCGAGCCTCGTACATGAAGTCCTGACCCTGCGCGAGGGCGGCACCTACATGACGTTCGTCGGCGACGTGGTGACGGCGCCGGACGGGCCAGACGGTTACGGCGACTTTCTCCTGTCCAACGGCTTCTGGTACACGGCGAGTGGTGTTTGTTGCTATGGGTACAGCCACACGAATGGCCACAGCATCCTGCAGGAGGTCGTGGCCAAGCCGGAGGAGCCTGTGGCGGAAACCTCACCCGCCTTCATCATGGAAGTCGGCGGCATCTACCGCCGCCGTGACGGCGCCGTTGTCGAGTGTGTGGAGTTCGATGAGGACGAAATCGGACCCTACGCCTTCAGGGCGTCGGGGGGCGTTCGGCGGTACATTACCGCGTCAGGCCGCTGGGCGGCGGAGGGCGTTGACCACCCGTTTGACCTCGTCGAGCGTCTGCAGAAGGAGGACCCCGACAACGTCAGCGTCAGCGACAACGCCACAGACAGCGAAGCCGCCCCAACCCCGGCACCCAAGCCCCTGCGCATGCAGGTCGGCAAGGCCTACCGCCTGCGCAACGGGCAGACGGTTGAGTGCTTAAAGATGGGGGCCAACCTGTCCTACCCTGAGCACGTGTACTGGACCCGGGGCTTGGGCGACTACACCGGTGCTCACTCCCTGCGTGCGGACGGCACAGACTCTCCCCACAAGTGGCACGAGTCTCCTTACGACGCGATTGAGGAGATCGGCGACGCGCCGTGCGCCGAAAACGAGGCAGTCACTGTCCAGCTCACCGAGGGCGACAGCGTGATTGACAAGGCCCCCGACGGCCTCGACCGCGTGCTCGATTGGATCGGCGAGAACACGCCGTGGCGCCCGGAGAGCATCCCCGGCGCCAACCGCGCCGACCAGGTCATCGAGGTGCTCAAGTGCCTGGCGCGTGACCGCGCCAGCGAGAAGGAAGAGATCGACGCCATCCGTGTGGACATTCGTGTGGAGGTCGGCCTGACCGTGCCGGAGGTGCCAGCATGAACACCACACTCCTGCGCCGCGTGCGCCGCCACTTCTGTTCCGACCTCGTTCCGCGCGAGGTCAATCGTCGCAACCAGCGCGCCTGGGTCAAAGCCGTGCGCAACCTTGGCCACAAGTGGGTTCTGCACCGCTCGCGGCCCTCGGTGGATTGGAGGGCGAAATGACACACCCAGCAGACAAGCTGCCGCTGCCGGAAGCGTCCCCAACGGCTCTGATAAACGGCCCTCAAGGCTCAGAGTACAGAAGTCTGTCAGAAAACTACGAGCCACATTGCGCAACGATTTCGCCAGAAAACACACGCAAGGCAATGCGCACAGCCTACGACGCAGGCCGCGCATCGGTGCTGGCGGAGGGGGAGCCGGTGGCGGAAGTGCACAAAAATCATCTCTTGCCGGCGGAAAACGGGAAACACTGGTGTCGGGAAGTGTTGCTTTACTCGGGAAATAACCCCGGAGATTTTCTTAACGGAAAGAACACAAGAGTCAAGCTCTACACCCACCCAGCCGCAAGCCTGACGGATGCGCAAATTGAGCAAATTGCGCAGCGATACAACACAGGTCGTGCAGGTGGCGACTACGAGTTCGCCCGCGCCATCGAGGCCGCACTGAAAGGACAAGCATGACATACGGGCAACTTCTCAGGGCAATGGAACGCATTAAAGAGCATCAAGACCGTATTGCAGAAGCGGAGCGCAGTTTGGGGTTTGGGGGCCGCGAGGACACCATTGCTCGAAAGCGAGAAACACTCTCGGACGCGCAGGATTGGTTTGCCGTTTTTCTCTTGGAGGAGATTGAATGACTGACCTCAAAGACCTGATAGCGCGGCTGCGCGCTTTTCGGATGCGCATTCGGGCTTGTATTCGGCATCGGGCTGGCGGTGCTGTGCCTGCTTTTTATTGTGGCTTGTTTTAGGAACTGATATGACTTCACCAAAACTACCGTTGATCGTTTCGGCTGAAATCGCTCTGAAAGACATTGAGTCTTTGCATGGCAGGAATGGCCCGACGATAAAACTGCGAGGATGCCTAGAAAAAATCAACGATGTTCTCAACGCGGCGCATGTGGAAACAATGGGTGCCGCTTACTGGCAAGGCGTGTTTACTTCGGAGATGCTTGATGACTAACCACAAAGACCTGATTGCACGGCTGCGTCTGGGCGACGGCACCAGCGCCGATCATTTACTTTTGCTTGAAGCCGCCGACGCACTGGAAGCGCTCACAGCAGCGCCAGCACAACACCCCGACGATGCCGCTGTGGATGCTTTTGCAGAGGCCATGAAAGCCAAGATGGCTGCACAACGGGCAAAGGGCTACTGCGGTTGGGATGACAAGGTTGATTGCCCCACGGAGCGCCTCCAATCCATGCTTGTCGCCCACATCCCCAAGGGCGACCCGGTTGATGTTGGCAATTTCGCCATGATGCTTTTCAACCGTGGTGAGCGCACGGCAGCGCCGGGCGTACCTTCCTTATCAACAGACGCTGAAATTGAAAGGCATGCCAAGGCAGCTAATCCAACATGGTGGGCGACCGAGATACATGCCTACATTGAGGGTGCAAAGTGGGCGCGTGGCCTTATTTTTTCCGTAGCGCCAGCACAGCCTACGCATGAGCAGTATCTAGCAGTACGCGAGGGCCATTTCAATGCCGCCTCGGACAAATACTTTGAAGCACGTCCGCAGCTTGATAGCGCGGTCAACAGGCGCATCTTTTACGCTGGGCATTGCAAGGGGTACGACGCGCACACGCCAGCACAGCCCGACAAGCGTCCCACTTTTTCAAGGGATCAGGCGCTGGCACTTTTGAACGATGCAGCGCTGCCACTGCTCAGGCGACTCAATCAGCAATTCGAGGCGCTGCTTGACGACGCTACGCCAGCACAGCCAGAGCCGGTGAATGCGCGGCTGCTGGAGGCGGTAGAGGCGCTTCTTAGCAATGAAGAACACGCAGTCAGCTGTGGACTGCACAGCTACGCAATTGGCTCTCAAACTTGGAAGCTTTGGGAAAATTTGCGAATCGCAGCAGAGGCAGAGGCGAAGAAAGGCGGTGCGTGATGAACATCTTTCGGAGCTTCTTTTTTAAGCACGCCCTTAGCCGTTTTCAGTGGTATCGCCGCTGGTTTGGTGGGCGCTGGGAATATCACTGGATAGAACCGTGTCACTCTGCAATGTGGCTGGACATGCACCCTAACAGGTGTTGGCCTGAGTGGCGTCAGCCCTGTTCACTTGGCACCCCGATTATTGAAGACTACCCACTGAAAGGCGGTGCCGCAGGAACAGCGACCAAATGCTGTCTTATATGTCCGCCATGTGCCGCAGAGCGCGGGCGCACTGTGGTGGATGCCGGGTATGCCAAGCCAGCGCGGTGGGTGGAGTTGACGGATGCGGAGAGAACGGTGTTGTGGGCTAACCACGGACTTTTTGACTCACAGATAGACGCTGTTGAAGCCGTCCTCCGCGCCAAGAACGGAGGTGCGTGATGGCAGTCGAATACTGTTACAGCGCAGACAACGAAGCCTTCAACTACGACTGGCAAGAACTCCTTGAGCATGTCGGCAGACCCGCTCGATCGACTGCCCATCTACGTCAACGTCATCGCACGCAGCGACACACCCATAACTCTGGAGTTCGAGTCATGAAGTGCAAACACTGCAACCGCGAGATTGTGCTCGTGCCCTCTGCAGCGGAGCGCGCCAAGAAAGACCGGGCGGGCAACCCCGCCGCCTACTACACCAACCTGTTCCAGTACCACACCGACTGCCAGCTTGAGCTGCGTCGGGTCCGTACGTTGGAACTCATGAGGAGAACTTGATGACGCAGTGGAACATAGGCGACTTCCGGCTCTCCGCAGCCGAGTTACAGGCCAAATACGATCCGACCAGTGTGGGTGACGAACACCCTGCGTACACGTCGGCGGAGTGGCGGTGCCAAGTTGCGGACGGGTACACCCGCCAAGGTTACTGGGATTGGGTCTGGGGGCGCCTATACGACGAGGAGGCAGAACTCGACGGCTGCAACCCATACACCGAATACACAAGGGGCATTGAATGACCAAAATCAAAGTATCCGAAGCCACCGGCGTCGTGCTGGACTGGCTGGTGGCAAGGCTAGAGGAGGAGGTGTCCGAGGACATCGACGATTTTGTCCTGAGCCTTGCGGGGGAATACGCGTACTCCGCCGACCCGGCGCTGGCCTGGCCGATCATTGAGCGGGAAAAGATAGAAACGTACTACCAGCCAGCGCTCGACATGTGGGCGGCGAAGTGCGACGACCACGTGCGGTACGGCCCCACACCCCTGATAGCAGCCATGCGCTGCTACGTTGTCTCCGAACTCGGGGAAGAAGTTGACGTTCCGGAGGAGCTGCTGTCATGACCGAAAAAACCAACAACACCCGCTTTCACGTCTACAACCTGCACGACGACGCCACCGGCCACAAGCTGGTCGGTGGAACGATGGGCGGGCGCCCGGATACCCCTCCGTTCTGCAGCAGCCCGAGCGTTCCAGACATGCTGAGAATGCACGGGTTTTCTCCCCGCAACCCTTGGCAACCCGCAGTCCAACTCAAGGAGTCCACATGAGCCCCTACCGCGCCTACAAGTACCTGCAGCGCTTCATGCCCAGCGAGAAGACCTCCGACCTCTACGACGATGACGAGATGTTCGCCGACGCGATCAACTCGCTCATCCCCAACTTCGAGTATCCCGACTGGTCGCACAAGACTGTACGAGAGGTGCTCGCGTGGGTCGACCGTAACCGGCCAGCCTAACCCCGCCGAAAGGCACAACCTTGGAGTCCAACCATGAGCAATGAAGCCGCCATCCGGCAGCGCCTCCGTGAGGAAGGCTACGACCCCGACAACGTCAACGACCAGGTCGACCGCTGGGCCGACGACTACAACCAGCGCCAGCGTGACGCCGCTGCCGAGCAGCACTTCACCAGCGCCGCCCAGGAGCGCCAGGCATGAAAACCATCATCCACGTCAACCAGCACGTCATCAAGGCCAACCGCGTCAACGGCACGAACGAGCCGCCGCTGACGGTCAAGACCTACAAGGGCAACCGCAGGGCGCATCGCGCCTTCATCCAGGGGCCCTGCGAGATCGTCCACAGCCCGGACGCCCCACTTGCATGTGGGGCGAGAGTGTGGATCGAGACGAAAGCACCTGTCACTGTTTCTTAACCCGCGCCGCTTTGGCGCACAACCTGGAGTTCAACATGGGGTACACAACAGAGTTCGAGGGCGCGTTCACCGTGAGCCCACCCCTCAGCGCGGAGGAAGTTGACTTCCTCTTCAAGTTCAGTCAGACGCGGCGCATGGACCGCGAGCAGGGGCCCTACTACGTCGACGACCCCCACTGGCTGGGTGGTGAGGGTGTCTACGTCAACCGTCCGCCCGCGGGCCAGCCCGGGCTCTGGTGCCAATGGGAGCCATCTGACGATGGCACCGAGATCCAGTGGGACGGCAGCGAGAAGGCCTATGACATGGTCGAGTGGATCATTTACCTGATCGACCACTTCCTCAGGCCTGGATGCCTGGCGGCGTCGGAGCTGCCGTTCCTGCAGGCTAACCACCTCGTCAACGGCGTGGTGGACGCCCACGGTGAAGATCCCACTGACCACTGGCGCATCAAGATCAAGGACAACGTGGTCACGGTTGTAGGCCTGGAGCTGAAGGAGGTGCAACATGGCTGATTGGTACGGGTCCGCAAGGACCAACTACGTGAGGGTCACAGACGAGGCCAAGTTTCGCGAGATGGCGAAATTCTGGAACCTCAGGGTGATCGAGTCGGAAGGCAAGTTCGGGCTCTACCCCGACGACGGCGGGTTCGGGGACTGGCCCTCTTTCATGACGGACGACGCTGACGTCGAGCACCAGTTCACCTTCGACGACGTCGTCATGCCCCTGGTTGTCGAGGGCGAGGTGCTGGTTATCAAGGTCTGCGGGGCTGAAAAGCTGCGTTACCTGACCGGCTATGCCGCAGCCTACCGAAGGGTCGGCGACCGTGTGGATTGGGTGGACATCTCCCTGACGCAGATTTACGACCGGGCTAGGCAGAAATGGCCCGGCGTCACCGAAGACAACATGACAGCTGCCGAGTATTGAGCAGCAACCCCGCCCACCTTGGGCACAACCTTGGAGTTCAACATGGGATACAGCACAGATTTCATAGGCTCATTCACGGTGAGCCCGCCGCTGAACGAGCGGGAGCGCGAGTTCTTGCACAAGTTCAATCAGACCCGGCGCATGGACCGTGAGCAGGGGCCCTACTACGTCGACGACCCTGCACCGTTCGGGCAGGGTCGCGAAGGGGTGCGGGACTTCAACAAGCCGCCTAAGGGCCAGCCGGGCCTTTGGTGCCAGTGGGCGCCGTCTGATGACGGCACAGAAATCCTGTGGGACGGTGGCGAGAAAGCCTACGACATGGCCGACTGGATCGTCTACATCATCGAGCACTTTCTCAAGCCTGGTGCCAAGGCGAAAGACGCCCTGCCGTTCCTGCAGTGCAACCACTCCGTCAACGGCACCGTCATCGCCCAGGGTGAAGACCCTGGTGACCGCTGGAAGATCCTCATCGTCGACAACGAGGTCGAGGTCATCACCGACCTGGATGACCAGCTGTCGGCGGTGGGTGAGCTGCGGGCCAAGGGCTACGCCGTTGTCGTGTTCACCCTGGAGGAGTTGGGCGGCATGCCGGCCAAGGACCTGGAGTCCGCGCTTGCGGAGTTTGGCATCGCCACGCTTGAGGGACACCGTGGCTGACGCCCCCAAGACTTACTCCCACCTCTGCACCCTCGCCTTCACCGTCGTGACCGGCAACGACGCAGAGAACATCACACCGGACGAGCTCCGTACCGCCATCCGCCTGCGGCTGGAAGACCTTGAGCGGTCGGCCGACCGCGGCCACGAGGAGATCCTGGAGGCCTGCCTGCCCCCCACTCGACACTGAAGTGATTTAACCCCGGGGCGCCTTGCCCCACCTTTTGGAGTCCAACCATGACATACATCGTCAAGAAAGTCGGCGGGCATCGCGCCGCGCCCCGCCTCTACTTCCAGAGCAACGCCCTGCGCGACATCGGGTTCTCCCGCGGCAAGCGCTACAACATCACCACGACGCCCAAGCGCGTCACACTGGAACTTGCCGACGACGGCAAGTTCATCGTGTCGGGCAAGAGCGTCCCCGGCAAGGAAGACACCCCCGTCATCGACATCAACAACGCCGTCCTGCTGGCGCCGTTTGCCGGGGCCGAAGCGGTCAAGGTCGTGCAGACCGACGGTCGCATCACCATCTCGCACCTGGCCTCGCACGAGAAGGCCGTCGAGCGCATCAAGCGAGCAGCTGCCGGCGTGGCCACCAGCCTTGCCATCGCCGGCGTGTGCTTCGGTGGCGGTGTGCTGGACCACAGTGCCCACGCAGGCCTGCTGCAGGCCGGCGTGCAGGCCCACACCGTCATGGCCAACGAGATCGACGCTGACCTGCTGGAGCATGCCCGCCAGCACAACCCCGTCATCGACAAGGGCACCGCCCTGTACTCGGCGCCGCTGCAGGAGCTGATCCAGGACGACGAGGCCATGGCCTCGATGCCCAGGGCGGACCTGCTCGTGGCGGGTATCCCCTGCTCCGGCGCCAGCAAGGCCGGCAAGTCCAAGCACGGCCTGACCAAGATGGAGGACCACCCCGAGGTCGGCCACCTCGCCCACGGCTTCCTCGTCGTGCTGAACCGCGTCAACCCCGCCGCGTTCCTGCTGGAGAACGTGCCCGAGTACCAGACCTGCGCCAGTGCCCAGAGACCTTCATCAAGGAGACGTACTTCCCCGAGTACGCCCAGCAGCTTGCCGACGACTGCGGCATGCTCCCGCGGGACCAGCGCTGGCCCCTGAATCACATCGACTGGGAGGCCGCTGCGGAAGAGCTGCGGCAGGACTACACCACGTTCACGTGTGACGGTATGACCTACCTAGCGAGGGCGTGATGGCAAAAGAGATCATTGTCCACCGCGACCAGGCGGTGTGGGAGCGCGAGACCTGGACGCTCGAAGTGCCCGATCACTTGACCGGCGACGAGCTGCGTGAGTATGTGCAGAACATCATCGAGGTCGGGCCTGAAGGCATCCCGCAAGCTGCCGACTTTGTCGAGGTCGTCGATACCGTCGTCATGTACGACCCCATCGTCCAGATCTTCGACACCAGCACAAAGGAGATGCTATGAGTGGCACCGTTCGCATCGGCGTAGAGCGTGTTGAAGGGTTCATGCTGGACGTGCCCGCCCACCTTGACGGCGAGCACCTCAAAGCCTGGGTTCAGGCGCGACTCGATGAGCATTACTGCTCAAACATCGATCTCTGCCCGTATGTCATCACCCGTTACTACGACGTCGCTGGGGAGGAAATCCAACTGACTTGACGACCTTTCCGGAACCAGTTACAGCAACAACCTTGGAGTTCAATCGGTGAAGAAAAACTACTACGCTCACCTCACGCTGCGATCCGACAATGCCAAGACGGGCCCGATCCCGACAAGCATCACGGAATCGTCCACCTGCCCCACCACCTGCGCCTTCAAGGGCGCCGGGTGCTACGCCGAGAACTTCCCCCTGTCCAAGCACTGGCGCCACGTCACCGAAGGCGACCGCGGCATGGGCTGGGACATGTTCTGCGATGCGGTGTCCACGCTGCCGCCCATGCAGTTGTGGCGGCATAACGTCGCCGGCGACCTGCCCGGCGACGGTCGCAACATCGACAAGCAGGCCCTGGGCCTGCTGCTTGACGCCAACGTCGGCAAGCGCGGGTTCACCTACTCGCACTACCGCGGCGAGGCCAACTACAACGTCATTGCAATGGCCAACCTGCGCGGCCTGACCGTCAACCTCTCCGCCAACTCGGTGGCCGAGGCGGACGAGCTGGCTGACCTGCAGGCGGGACCTGTCGTGTGCGTTCTGCCCGCCAACACGAAACAGAACGTCAAGACGCCCAAGGGCCGCACCGTTGTGGTGTGCCCCGCTACCGTCCGCGACGACGTCAGCTGCGCAACTTGTGGTCTGTGCGCCAGGCAGCGCGACACCATCGTGGGCTTTCCCGCCCACGGCGCGCGGACCAAAACCATCGAGCTGCGTTTGCAGCGCACCGCCTCACATTGAGGCACAACTTTGGAGTCCCCATGGAAACACTCGACACCCCGAGCACAGTGAACGTCATCATCGGCATGCTGACCGAGAACACCGGCAAACATTTCCTTGACAGCGGCGGCGCCTACGGCCGCAACTGGGAGCGCAACCAGTCGAAGAACTTCCCCGCTTCCCCCGTCAGCTACACAGACTTCTCCGTGTACCGCAAGTCGACGGAGAGCGGGCCTGGCAAGCTCGAGATGTGCGCGTCGGTCAGCCTGTACCACTGGATGGTGCACAACTTGGAGTTCGACCCGGAACTGCAGGCCCGCATGGACGCCCATGCCGATACCCTCCCCGACACCTCGTGGTTCGGGATCGCCGAGAAGTTCGCAAACATGGTGCAGGCCGAGGCCAACGACAGCGACGCGGGGATGTATCGCCATGAAGTCCAGTGCACCAACACCTACAACCACACCGATGACTTCGACCTGAGCCAGACCGTCCAGTACTGGACGCTGGACCTGGAGGGCTGCAACTACGAGCCCACGCACGTTGTCCTCATGGTGCACGGCGGGTGCGACGTGCGAGGTGGCTATACAGCTCCCAAGTGCTTTCGTCTGCGCCGCGAGTACCACGAGTTCCTCAACAGCGCCAAGGTGGGGGTGATCGCCGCCGGCGACGACTGCTGGTACATCGACGGGTACAGCCGGGCTGAGCGCTCCGAGCGCAACGATACCGACATCCAAGACATCTTCGACGTGCCCGCCGTCAAGCCCGACTGGGCGGACAGTGACAAGGTGCGTGAGATCGAGGCCGCCCTGCCGCAGGCCACCGCGCAGCGCAACAACCTTGCCCAGACGTCTCTGACCGGCGACGCTTTGGCCCGGGCGCAGGCGGACATGACGGCCAGTGTGGTGCAGATGGAGGTCGAGCTGCAGGCGGCCGTGCTTGACTACTTCAGCGAGGAGTACGGCGAGTTCATTCTGGTCGAGGACAGTGAGGCGTGGCTGTTCACGCCGCAGTCCGACCTGAACAAGTACAGCGATGGAATGAAGCTCGACGCGTACCCCAGCTACCTCTGATCTGCGTCAACGAATTGATTGAGCCGGCGAGAAGACCGGCCTTACCCGACCTGCCAAGCGGCAGGCCCTTCGTGAAATTTGGAGTCCCTTTCCCGTGAAGTGTCCGTTGAAATTCGAGTTCGTTCTGCAGCCCTCTGGTTGGGCTATCTCCATCCCCGCCACCCCCGACAACGTCATCATCGAGGTCGACCAGCTGCTCATTGATGCCAGCCTGGTCACCCCGCGACGTATCGAGGGCTACATCCTGGCCGTGCACGGCCTCCCCGCCAACGTCGCCGACATCGTACCTGCGTACTGTCTGCCGTCCCTTGGCGTGGCGGCACACCTACGGCCCCAACCCCACCCCCGAGCTGCCGGCAAGCGCCTGTGCCGCATGCGCCTTACCGGGCAGGAGGCCTACCCACTGGGAACCTGATGAAAGAAAAAGAACCACCACCTGACGCGATGCCGTGGGAGTCCCGGCCCCCACAGGCCATGGCCAACTGCTTCCGCATGGCCGGCGGCAACATAGTCGTCCACCTGGGCTTTGCCATCTGGAAGGAGGCGGTGCTTCTGTTCGCCTTCCAGGCCGTAGGCGGCGGCACTCCCACTCCGTGGCGCCGCTTCTGGACGTCCCACGACAACGCTGTCAGCGAGGCGCACGACCTGTGCGCCGACGCCGAGGAGTACCTCTGCGAGACCCTCGGCGTCCACCTGCGCCCGGTCGAAGACCTGGGCCCCGACGACTTCCTCATGATCCTCCAAGCACACCTGAACAATGAGCTACACTGACCAACTCCTCGACAAGATCGACGCCATTGCCGCCACCGGCAAGAAGGCGGAGAAGGCCGCCATCATCAAGGGCCTGAACCCCGGCGAGCTGCGCGTCCTGCGCTACGCCCTGGACCCGTTCATGACCTTTGGCGTCGGCAAGAAGACCAAGATCCCGCCGGGCACTGGCTCCGACCAGTGGGGCGCCGAGGAATTCGAACTGCTTGACAAGCTGGCCTCCCGGCAGCTTACCGGCGGCGCCGCCGTCGAGAACATCGCCTTCCACATGAAAGAGCTGTCCCCTAAGTCGGGTGAGTTGCTCAAGCGTGTGCTGCTCAAGGACCTGCGTGCCGGGTTCACGGCGGACACGGTGAATGACGCTCTGCCGCTGTACAAGATCCCCACCTTCGACGTCCAGCTCAGCCACGTCTACGAGCCCAAGCGTGTGAAGAGTTGGCCGGTGTGGGTCGAGACCAAGCTCGACGGCATGCGCGCCATCGCCGTGTGCAACCTGACCGCGCGCACCGTCGAGTTCGTGTCGCGCAACGGCAAGCCCATCAACACCGTGCCCCACCTTGCCGAGGCGATCGCCAAGGCCCTGCCAAAGTACACCCCGACGGGTGGTGAGGCCATCCTGATGCTTGACGGCGAGATCACCTCAGGCACGTTCAATGACACTGTCTCGCAGGTACGCCGCAAAAGCGAGGCTGCCGAGGACGCGGTATTCGCCGTGTTTGACTGGTTCGGTACGGAGGGCAACCGCCTCAGCCTCTCAGCCCGCCAAGGTCTGCTGGGGAATATGATCCAGCACGTCAACCACCCCAACATCGTGCTGCACCCCGGCGTCGAATGCAACAGCGATGCTGAGGTGCAGGAAGCCGTCGCCAAGGTCTGGGCCGAGGGCGGTGAAGGCGTCATCGTCAAGGACCTGAACGCCCCCTACACACTCACCCGCTCCTACGCCTGGCTGAAGATCAAGGGCTACGAGAGTTCTGAGTTCCGCGTCTGCGGTGTCTTCGAGGGCTCCGGCAAGTACGAGGGCCAGGTTGGCGGATTCATCGTGCGGCTGGAGAACGGCGGCACATGCAACGTGGCCGGCATCGACGAGGCGTTGCGCGCCGAGATCACCAAGAACCACGACAAGGTGATCGGCCGGCTCATCGAGGTCGGCTTTCACGAGCGCACCCCCGACGGTTCCCTGCGGCACCCCCGCTTCGTGAAGTTCCGCGACAGCGTGACGGGGGAGAAAGAATGAGCGCGCCCCGCTACCAGGTGCTGGCGGGTTCTGAGTCGGGCCACTGCTGCTTCACGGCTACGGTGGTGGACACGCACACCGACGTCTATGGGCACGACGACTAGGTCTGCGAGTGTTTTGACTCCGACGACGCAGAGCTGACCGCCAAAGCCCTGAACTTCTACCACGAGTTACCTGACGTAGAAGAGTGTTGATAAAATGCTGTATTTTTGTTATAATTTAGGCCATGACCCCAAGAAAATTACTAGAGCAATTGGCGGGCTACTACCCCCTTAACCAAGATGAACAGGGCGGCTG